AGACACTAGAAGGCATTGATCTATTGGACTCTAATATACATGAACCTATCACATATGGTCTCTCGCCTGTATGGTATACTTCTTCTAGCTTCTTTGGCTTACTTAGTAAATGCTCACTGCCCAGAGTATAGAATACCCAGTCTTGACCGTCTACTTTAATAATGTTACGTCTGACCCATGCTGTGGCAAACTTGTTGTTTGTAGTATATAGATTAGACTTACTATCTCCTCTATCTTCCCTTTGCATGCGTGTACTATCCCAATATTCATTGGTAGCACTTAATAATGTCTTTTCATCTGTATCTATCCACTCTGGTTCCCCTGTCTTCTCATCAGGCACTCTCATCTTTGTTTCGATGTCGCCTACGTACATAGGGATTAAATCGATGATATAAGGGCTTGAATTCACAGGATCTAGCCAATCTGAAGCTGGATCTATTCGTATGTTCTCTATTGGTCGTAGGTCAATGCATGGCTCATCCTTGCCATTCTCGTACTTCCACGACTGGTAACTACACACCTGACCCATTACCTGGGCACTCTGATAAGCACCGTTCAGGATCATGAACCAAGGAATAGTATTATTTAATCTGTAGTTGACTAAGCTGTCCATTATTTCAGCCGTAAGCTTGTCTAATGGGTTTGAGTCATCTTGAGGTGATATATTGACTACGTCTGACGTTGAAAAGAACGCTGCTGCTGCTGCTGCCTCATTCTTACGTATTACTGCTCTAGTGCGTGGTCTAAATAAATGTGAGCGTCCACGGTATCCTTCTGCTAGATACTTGGAGCCTGTTGCGTGTTTACCTTGCCATTGTTTTAATCCGTCTTCCCATTGCTTACGCATAAATGAGTCAACATAGGTTTCGCTTGTTGTATACGCGTCCCTTGCCAGGTCTAAGAATTCTTTGTCATTAAGTGCCATGTAGTGCGTCTCCTCGCATATCTCTCTGTAGGTTCTCGATTTCATCTTCTTGAGCCCTGCCACGACTAAGCTTGAATCGCTCCAGGAGTTCACCGCCTGCATTAACAACCGGACGTTCTGTGGGGTCATTCATTAAGTCATCCATCATCAGCATGAATCCCCATTCCCCTGACAATTTAAGGTTATGCACTTTAACAATACCTTGCATCACATCCGCTTGTACTGCCCATGCATGACCGGGATAATGCTTATCTAGCACTTCCGATACACTTCTTGCTATTGCTTGGCTTGCTAGTTCTTCTTGTATACTCATATTTATTTTACCTGAATGCAAGTTATGTGAGCAGTTACATCATTAATAGCTACAACGTCACGGAAATGTTTAGCACCAGATCTACATAATTCTAAGCTAGCGAACTGATCTGATACCGTTACTTGATTCGCAACCGTGGCGAAACTTGTTGCTGATACTAATACTATTACCATTGCCCACATATTCGTTTATTCCTGTCTATATATTTATCTTATCAATCAAAGGGTTAGTTAACATCTTCCACCGGTGGGTTAATCTTCGTCGTAACCCTCTTTACTTACTTTATCCTCGAAGATACGGCAACTGAACTCATAGCCAGACTCCTTCTCCTTGCGCTGTCCTTTATCCGCTATCGACACTTCGTCTTTAAATGAGCGTACTTTATCTGGGTTACGTGGCTTAACTGTCATAATATATCTCCGGTTCCATGTTCTGTTCATCTTGCTGGGGCACTACGTGAACATAAAAGCCCAACGATACCGCGTCCGCACAATCAGGACTCGATAGTCCCCTCTTCTTCATGTCTGATTTCTTCTCCAGCTGTAGACGCATTCTATTGTCATAGCCGTATTCAATCCCTATTAGTTCATCCTTGAGATCCTGGTCATCAGGTATGTCAGCTCCATCTAGCCATTTCTTCATTCTATCCCACATTTCTACACGCTTATTAACGTGCGTATCTTTATTCTCTGTATCTGGTGCTCTACCTGCATTCACATCTATTACCATGTGACCCATCTGTCTTAACCTATCAACTACACCACCACCTACACCAACGCCATCAACGAAAACCGCATCAGGCCTGGAACTGGTGATTAGTGCCGATATTTCACTAGAGAGTTGCATTGTATCTAACCCTCTGAACTTTATGAGTGTTTCTAGCTTTCTACCGTGACGCATTGCCACGACACTCTGGTCATCTCCGAAACGTGCTACGTCAACGCTTAGGATCTTGGGTGTTCCAAATGGGACTTCAACGGTGCGCTTTACTGCCTCGTCTACTATGTCCCCTGATATGAACTGTCTTGTACCCGCTCTAGGGAATTCACCCTTAACACGAACACGTATAAAGTCTGAGTCTTCGCCGTAGTCTTCAACCCACTGGGCGATCTGAGTCTTGTTAGTACCCGGTACTGTGCGTGAGTCTACCTTACGGTGAGACCATCGATGCTTTAGCTTTCCAAAACATTCACGCAGGCGCCCTGTGTTCCTTGTCGGGTTTCCGAACGCTAACCATATTATTTCCGTGTCTTCATCTGTCAAGGCACCCTCTGTAACTTCCCATATGTTGTCCGGGATAGCAGATGCTTCATCAAAGACCACTAAAATACGCTTACCAGCATTGTGTAGCCCGGCAAACGCTTCTGTATTTCTTTCACTCCAGGGGATCATATCGACCCTCCAGGTTCTCTCGTGACTGGTATCAACACTAAAGATAGCTGTTGCAGTAAACTTAAACCAGTGTTTATACTTGAACGAGTTGTACCATTTACCAATCTCTGCCCAGGTCTTTGTCTTCAGCTGGTTCTCTGTATTGGCTGTTACCACACCCTTGGTGTCCACTTCAGTAGTTAACGCCCACAATACTAACCAGGATACTAAACAACTCTTACCTATGCCGTGTCCACTCGCTATAGCTTGGAGTATAGCTGCATGTTGATCTATCTCTCCAGCCTTTAATTTATCGCCTATATCTCTCAATAGGTCTTCTTGCCACTCATGAGGTTTCGCTTCCCAGGCAAACTTAACGAAGGCTAAGGGGTCATGTCTGAACTTATGCGCTGTCTCTATGAGGAATGCTTCAATCTGATGTGGCATCTACTGCAGCCTGCTTTAACGCTGTTAATTGATCAGCTACGTTAATACTTACATCTATAATGCGCTTCTCTACAAAGTCCAGTTGGCTACGTCCTAGTAATTCTGACGCCTTCAATCTGTCTTTCATGTCTAACTCTGGTAATCCTTCGTGATCTGTACGACTTGCTTCTTCACCACGCACTACTGATGTCCAGAATTCCTGGCGCTCTTGTGCTGATGCAATACGTGCATTTTGTCCTGGCTCATTGAGTTCTGCTATGTATCGTTGTATCGCAGGTTTTGTTAAGTTCTCGCCTGCTATAGCAACAGCATTATCTGGCTTGTATCCTGCTTCTTTAGCTGCTGCCGTACCATTGCCACCGTTGGCTACGTAAAACTCACAGAATCGTTTCATCCGTGGTGTTAGTCCGTTCTTCATCGTAGTTCTCTACTATCTCTTGATGTTACTCTAGGTATATATAGATCACGTATGATTTGCTTCTGGCTATTCTTGACTTCTTGGATATCATGTGACAGTGCTGACAATCTCTCAGTAAGGCTGGCTTGTGTCCCATACATAGTAAGTACTGCTGCCGTTACCGCTATTAGCGCTGCCTCCGAAATTCTCTTAAAGTCCACTTCATACCCCTTGGTTTGTTTACCGGCCTTGTCTTCACCGTGCTGGAGGAATGGAATACTATCCATAATTTGTACCACTAGACTCATGTCATTTACTCCTTGCTACTGATCTTGTTTTTTCAAATGAGCGCATCCCTGACAATCCCAACATTCCTAACAAGATTTGAAGAGTTAAGTCTGTGTTGATAATGGGAAACTCACCAGCATAATCAAAGAACACTTGTGAGATAAATCGAGCCATTGGCTCTAGTATAGCTGCATACAATAACGCCGCCGCGCAACACCACCCTACAAAGGGACGCCATCCTGCTACAAAGATGCTCTTATGTGCTGCCTCTTGCTTATTGATAGAAGTCTGGGCTTGTGTAATGGCCATTTCCATTGACAAGTCCGCTTTAAAACGCTCCAGGTTGTTTCTTTCTACTTCGCTTGGATCAGGCCAGACACGACTTACTACACCATTGATTAAGTTGCTTGCAGCTTCGACCGCACTGGGTATATCAAACATTACAATTGCCTCTGTGTATAAAAGAAACATGGTAGTATACCATAATATTAGCAAACTCGCATGTGCTGAAACGTATAATTAGCCCCATTTAATAATCATGTCCATAGCTTTAGCATCAAGCTCTGTTAAATCGCTCTTGAGCATATGTTCTATTCTGTCTAATGGTACCCCTCTCTCGTACCTCATTATAACGTACTCGAACGCTTTGAACTCAAACATCCTTAATGCAGCTAGAGCAGTCGATACCGCTTTTGCTGTGCTTATTGTTACTGGAGAGCATTGTTCTACGTATCCCTTCTCCATCTTATGATCTTCAAAGACATAAAATAATTTTAGGTTTCTTCTCGCAGTGTTCCTGGTCATTATCTCTTACCCGTTAGTATTAGGTCACGATTGATTTTGGCACGATTTCCAACTTGTCTAGCATACTTGCTGTCCATTAGTTCAGCTGCTGCTGTTTCAAAGTCTTGCATTGCTAGTGCTTTATGTAAATAGCCAAACCTTTTAAACTTAGTGATACCTATGTTAAAAGTCAAATCTATTAATGCGTCTATACGCGGTTGTGATAACATCTGATATGCAGGGAAAGCAGCAAACAGTGATCGTTCTGCTTCTTGTAGGTCTTCCTCTAGCATGTCCTTGGCAATAGTAAGAGTAATCCCATTGTCATCTATGTTGTGTCCGTAACCTATCGTTAAGCGGCCACTTGTACATTTATAGAGCTTTAACCGCAGCCCTTCACTTTGTTCTACGTGTTTCCTTAGTTCTTTAGTAATCATCTTAATTCCTTATAAAAAAAAAGCCTGCGTTCGCTTCTTTCGAGGCTAGGCAGGCTGAGGTTGCTACTTTGCTTTTGGAGGAGCATCGAAGTTAATTAAGTATATCATTATTTGACCGTGACAGTCTATTTTTATTACCTGTTTAAAGTTCATCATTCACACCTTTAGTTAAGTCTTCGTCAACGTCCGGGTTTGCTGTTATTGAGCATTTAGGACACGTAACATAAGCATGTTTCTCTCTATCATGAGAGGGTATAGTCCATACACACGAACAGTTACCGCACATGAACTCCGTTACCACGTATGTTCTATAATCTAAAATCACATTCTTATCCTCGTTGGTCTTCTTTCTGTAGTTCGGTCAAACAACTGCCTACCTAAGGCAATTTTTTCATCTAATCGCTGATTATTGGCATGTTCGTCAGATATCATACGTACCACTTCATCAACATCATCCGTTAGGTGGATTAAATCAATGTCTTCAGGTGATATATAACCAAAACCCAGCATTGTCGTCTTTATCCAGTCCAGTAGTCCAGTATAGTAGTCTACACCAACCAGATACACTTTAGCTCTACGGGTCTTCAATGTCTGTATAAGCGTCAATACTTCAAACATTTCATCTAGTGTCCCAAAACCACCTTCCATACATATGAAGGCGTCTGAATACTTTACCATCATTACTTTTCTAACAAAGAAGTACTTATACGTATAGCATTTAGTAACGTACTGGTTGTTCTCCGTTTCAAAAGGAAGTACTATTCCCATTCCAACAGACTCAACCTCTTCGTTCTGTACTCTATATGCTCCTTCGTTCCCTGCAGCCATAATACCCATCCCACCGCCAGTAATAGTACTGAAACCATTTTTAGCTAGCTTCTCGCTAATGTCAGCGGCTTTTTGGTATGGTACTGCTGTTCTAGGCGTTCTAGCGGAACCAAATATAGTGACCGCCTTGCCCAGGCCTTCAAATAAGTGATCCGCCTCAGCAAACTCTGTCATTATCGACCCTACGTTACTCTTCTCTTTTGACGTACTCATTGTCTGCCTCTTCTTGTCTAGTATATTCCTTCTCTTCCTTCAGTAGATCTCTATAATAATCTAGCTGCTCTTGCTGGGCGGCCACCTCCTCAGTAAGCCACTCAATACGTGCTCTGTCTTTGGCCATTGTCTTTCTCCTACGTAAAAAAATCATGGACTGCGTGGGCTATGATCCCCACAAAAATTGCTGTGTATGCTAGCGCAACTCCTACTGCCAGCCCTACAGCACTAAATAATATTACTGATACTGTTATAACCCTAACTCCCAAAACTCACCTCCGTGCTGTATGCATTTATTAATCTGTTCTATTGCTGCATCCGCTCCTTTGCAGATGTAGGCGTCGTGTCCTAATGACCTTAGCTTTTCTAGCCAGGCCTTTTGTGCTGGCGATACTACTCCTGTGTTCAGGGTTTTCATCTCTATAAAAACCGTACGACCATTCAAGAAAATTATTAAATCAGGAAACCCTTTCGACCATCCTGCTGATTTTAATTTCCCAATCATACCGAAAAACCTTTTGTCTTTTTTTGCTGAGCTAAAGAACGAAGACGGCGGAGCGAAGAAACTGACATTGTTAGCCTTAAGCCAACCGATGACGGCCACTTGCTCCTGTTGCTCTGTTGGGTCACTCATTAAAACGGTACATCTTGATCAAAGTCTTCATCTTTCTTTGCCTGGGCTGGTGCTGGTGCGACTCCTACGTCGTTCTTACCACCCATTAATTCTACATTCTGTACAAATACATTTAGAGACGATCCTCCAGTTCCATCTTTCTTAGTGTACGTGTTCAAGCTAACTTCTCCTTCCACTGCTACAAGTTGTCCCTTTTTCATAAACTCTTGTAATCTACCCTCAGCTCGTTTTCCAAATAAACTACAATTGAAATAATGAACCTTCTCTTTATCACCATATCCTGTATTATTAGCTACGCTGAAGGACAGAATCGCGGTACCGGACGGAATGGTACGCTGTTCTGCGTCTGATGTTAGTCTGCCTGTTATAATTACTTTATTCACGTTAATTGCCCTTTTGTTTGTTATTTATTCACTTTAATTTCAATAATCTCTCGTTTCAAGAGTGCTTCTATAGTTCGCATGATCCCTTCCAGGTGCATGAGTGTTAACTCTGGCTTTGTAAACTGAGTACTGCCACGTCCATCGATAGTGTCGTGGCAACTACTGCAGCACCAAGCTCCTTGTATGTCGTGATTCTTCGTACCCATACCTGCTCCTCCCAGGTGTGCAAGTACAGTCGTTTCCGCGTTAAAATTACAGACACCAGGTACTCTAACCTGGCAATCTTCCCCTTTAGCTTTTCCCCTTAGTTTTGTCTTGTCGTTCCATTTATGACCCATCTGTTACTTCCGACAAGCTCTAGTTGTCCACATGAAAGCTACTACCTGTCCTACAAACTTCACAAGACTATTAACTTTCGTGAAAAATGGCGCTGGATTATCCATAAACATTGTTAGTAACGCCCCGATTACACCTCTTAACTTAAATATTTTCATTGTCTTCGTGAGTGTTAACCCACTCCTCTTCCTCTACTGTTACCCAGTCCTTATAGACTGCCGTTAAAATCACACCGTTACGAATTTGCGTGGGTGATTTTGTTTTTAATCTCTGGGTGATTGTTTGGTTGTTTACTGCTTCTAGATAAGCATCCCATTCTGCAGGTTCAGCGTTACAAGCATGATCTTCTGCATCTATCGCTGCGTCTATATAATGGCTGTAGTCTGTGCTACATGTATCGCCCAAAAATAGCTCTTCCAATGTTACGTTAATATTGCTCACGGTATTCTCCAAAATTTTAGTAGTTATTTATTATTACTGTTCGTCTATGTAGTTATTCCATTGATCCTTTGTTACTGATGCTTCCGTAGCTGTCTGTGAACGTAAGCCGGCGCCTACTTCCCATTCTTCGTCCCTAACCTCTACTTCTATTGCGATTTTTTGAGCCTCTTCTTTAGCTTTAGTTAATAAAAGTATGTCCAGGGTAAATTGATATAGGTCTTTCACGGTATTCTCCAAAATTTAGTTATTCAGCAAGTTTTCTTACTGGTCTATAATTTTATTATAAATCAGCAAGAAAGGCAAGTCTTTTTATACTTTTCGTAGTGTTTCTCTCCAGGGCTTCTTTCCTGAATAGAACCCCCTATGCGTGAACACCTTGGAATCATTGCCAACCCAGAAGCCAAGGTATAGATTTGCATAAGGTTTGGTTAGGTAATAATAGATAGAACCGTCGGCATCCACTGCCGCATATTGGTACCCGAAGTCCTTCGCTTGTGCTTTTGCTTCCTTAAGTTTCATCCTTTTCTCCAAATTTCATTTCACGATAGAACTGAACGACGAACAGTACCGATACTACTAGTATAACTACGTCGCCCACTGAATTTTGTACGTACCATTCAATCCCCATTATCTTGTCTCCTTAGATGCTTCTACTTTGTTATGATGTAATATACCGACTATCACAAGTACCTCAAACGATACTACTATAAGAATTGCGGCTGTGAAATTTGCTACGTACCAAGATATCATGAGTTTGCCTCTATCTCTGTTAATATTCTGTTAGTGTAGACTATCCCACTAACTGCTAGTATCTCAAATAAAACCACTATAGTGATACTGATTATGAACTGGTCTATGTACCAATCTATCATGTTATATTCCCCGGTTATGATGGTGATCAATATAAGGATGTCCGTGCTCTACCACTGGTGCTTCTGGTGCTAGTATGACAGACAATGCGCCTATAGCTATAAATAGTGCTATTAATAATTTAATTGTGTTCATTTTTATTCCTGTTTGATTATTCGTCTTCGTCACGTTCTTGTGCTACTGCTATCACTAATGTGATTACAAGCATAAACACCATCACGATCGTTGTTAACATTATACTTACGCTGATATCACCGCACATTGCAATAACTCCTTTAGTTCTGCTGCTTCTCTGGTTCTCTTCTCCATTATCCCTTTCACGAATTTTAAATTCACTCCTCTGGACATTGTGATTACGATTTCTTCTGCACTCAACCTACCTTCATCAATGAGGGTGTTAAGGCATGTATTTTTTTCGATTGCTTCTCTTTGTTTTTTAGTCATTATATTATGCGTATGTTAGTACCTTATCAATATCGTCGCGAGTTAATTTTTCCCCTAGCTCCCGTATGAAAACATCTATTGCTGTGCTATACAGCTCCTCAAAATCTTCCTGTGACATCTTAGCGAAAGATATGCTGTCAGCCACAAAAACAGTACTACCGCTGGGACATACTATAGAAGAGAAGTATCCACACTTCATGGTCAACCATCTTCTATATGCTTCTTTACTATCAAAAAACTCTTGCATATCATATGTAGCACTGATAAGGGCAAAAAACTTTCTGTGAAAAGACGCGTTCCTGGACTCAACTACATTAACATTATAATCTGTTCCGAATGACAGTCCCATTAAAAACTCGACTGCCCCTGGCGTCTCAGCAACTAAGCCGTTGACGCCTTTCCTTAGTATTGCTTTTGTCATTAATCCTCCTCTACTAAGTCTAGTAATATTTGATTTTCTGTTCTCTCGTTTAAAGGAACGTGTTTAGTAAGAGTCCCAGGCAAGATTGTATATAACTCCTGGATGTTCTTAAAATTCTTTGAATAATCCAGACCCTGCTCTACTCTTGCTGTCCTGGTTCCGGTAGCTGAATATATACCCTCTTCTAATTTAACTACTTCTCCGTCCTTTACCATACGACATAAGATATATCGAACTCCATTCCTTTGTTTCTTGCTAACTTTAATGTCACCAAAAATAATTCCTGATATAGATGACGGCGAAAACTCTTCTCTTCCCTTTATAGCCAGTCTAACGGCGCTGGTTGTTGCTATTTCACCTTTATCAGGCTTCTCAAGTATCGCATGGTACGCTGCTAATCCTTCTTCACTAAGAGCGATATGTGCTCCAGTGCGGTTGATGCCTACTCTAACTAGAATGCCCGTTGACAAAAGTGTAGATATATTCTGCATGACAGTAGTAACCTTAAACTCTACTAGTACTACGTCTACTGGGTTCACGATCCCTTCTCTAAAAACCGCGAAGATTATTTTTTCTTTACAAGTGTTTGGTCTGCTCATTTTATGTAGTCCCATCAATGGTTGCTGTAATTGCATCTATAGCTTCTTCAGAGAAAAAGTCCAATAGATCTTTATCTGGATCTGCTGTGATGCTTACAATGTCTACGTCACCGTTCGTAACGTCGTACTGTACCAGGAATCCGCCTATTTCAACTTCTCTATCAAACTGATATCCCGGTTTGTTTATTATTGCTGATCTAACTCTATTACTTATCATCTGTATCACCTTTTGAGGTTCTTAAATTCTCTTCATGCTTCGCTGTACAATATGGGCACCTTTGGTCTGCCAGGGGCTTCACGGCTTGTGCGTAAGTTACCGGCATTGACTGTCTGCATCCTGTACAGTACCCTAAATAATACTTTTGGTTTGTCATGATCTTACTCCAAATTACAAGTGAGCCAAGTTTCTTGCATCATCTATACAGTCAGTTACGGTTAAGAATTCGCGAACTGTATACCCTGTAGATTTCAAATCCAAAGTATCTGGGATAGAGTATTCACTCACTGAATGATTCTCTACTAAAGATACACCAGCTAAATTATCCAATGCACTCTCTAGTGCGACAAACAATAAACGTTCTGTCTTAAATTCCTTTTTATTAATGATTTTAGCTGCCCTGATAATTCTTGATTCTGAAGTTTTCATTTTGATACCTTTTTAAGTTAACTACAATGTTATCTATCTGCTTTTGGTGATCTAGCAATTGGACATCCTGCTGATTTCCGTACCATAATACTGCCCAATCTCACTATCCTATCTTTCTTTTCTTGTTCTGTACGTTCTGGTGCTTCTTGGTGCCAATCTTGATGTTTCATGATGCTTCTCCGGGTGGTTCAAATTAATTTCTAACTGGCCTTCAGTTTATCAAAACCAACCTGGAAAAGCAAAATTGTTTTACAGTTATATTATAAGTCCTTGTTACTATTAGTTATTTAATTTCAATCTTGTATTTATGACCGCCATCACTGCCGGCTATTCTACTGCTAACCACTCCTGGTATAATTCATCCTGTCTTGTAAAGGCTTCTGCTTCCCAAGGTAATTCCACATACTGCTTATAAGATAGTTTACAACCTTGTACTTCGTGAAACTTTTTGCTTTCCCAATAAAATGATGTGTCAGCAGTAAGTTGACTGGTTGAGAATTGCTTTACATGTACCATCTCATGTGCTGCTGTAGCAAACCAGTCTTCATAACGCCCAGTAACGGGGTTCAAAATAGTTTCATCTTTACAGTCATGAGCATTAAGCATAAGAGTTAATTCCTTAGCGCTCTTACAAGCCACTGACCCTGTTCTATGATCTTGAGGATCATCAACTACTACTACCTCTAAGTTCGTTGCTGATGGAATCTCTAATTTATTATCAAGCCATACTAGGAATTTAACTAATCTTACATATTCCGAACTACCTAGATGGGTTTTAGCGTTACTTCTTATACTTGTTTTCATGACGTACCCCTAAATGAACTTTCTTAATTAATTTTCTCTATCTTCTTTAATTAATTTAACTAAAATCACTACACCCCATAAAATCACGAATGCGTGTCCTAATACATATGCTACTTCTGCGTCTATCATTTTCTTTTCCTTAGTAGGTAAAATGTGTGGGAAGCAAAAAACCTCCCACGTTATTTATTTAAAACTTTTCTAATTCTGCTCTATGTAATCTAGTGAAATAATTCATGTTAGCAACAGCTTCATCAACAGAGTCATTCCAGTGTGCTACTTCTTTCCAGTCTCCCAACTCATAAGCTACTTCGCCATTGTGTTCGTATTCCCAAACTAATAATTGAAAAGCTTCTTCCTTGGCTTTATAAAGTGCTTCCTTCTCTTCGTTATATTGGTTGTCTAAAGTTTTCATTTTGTATCTCCAGTGGTTTAACTTAATTTCTAACTGGCCTTCAGTTTATCAATAAAAAAATATTAAAGCAAGGTTTTTCAACTAACTATTTCCTAACTCCTTGTTTTTATTCATTAAGTCTAAATAATCGTCGCCGATTTCACAGTCATTGATGACGGTAACAGCCACCCCTTTTACTGCTAAACGATTAGCTAATTGATATGCTGCTGCATGTCCAGTGAAATTTTGATCGTTATCCAGAAAAATATTTACGTTAGTAACAGTACTAGGCACTTCCATTTTTATCATGCCGTTGGCGTTGATAGCAGACCAAGTAGGTACTCCTTCTTCCTGTTGTATAGCTAAAGCAGTTTCCAGCCCCTCAGCGACGCACAGCTGCCCATTAACTGGCTCAGCTAGCTTTATACTACACCCTGTAATAGTAGTCATTGGAGTGATGATAATTTTAGCTGCTGCAAAATCTATTTTAAAGCCATGATCATTTAAGTAAGTTACATGATAGCTTTGTAAGCTGCCGTCCAGGTTGGTTATTCTGGCGATCATAGCTGTAAAGACTCCTGTAACTTTCTTACCGTCAACAAAACCACCATAATATGGGATACTAGACGACGTAAAGATATCAGAACCCACCTTAGTAATTCCCCGTCTTTCTAGGTACGTAGACACTAGATCACCAGGAGTTATAGGTTTAAGACCTTTATGTATCTGTTTCAATCTGTTGATCGGGTTGACCTTAATCTTCTTCTCTTGCTGTTTATATTCCACTTTTTCACCTCTAATATATTCACACGCCTCTCGAAACGAATGCCCGGCAAACTCCATAAGGAAGTCTATCCCTCCACGTACACCACACTGAGAGCAAAATGCTGTCTCTGTATCAGCTATCCAGCGGAACCTGTCTTTACCACTACATAAAGGACAAGGTTGATGCTTACCGTTCAGTACATTGCCATCAACACCAGCCCCTATCAGTATGGATGCCCAGCGCCCTTTGTATTCTTCTTTTATATCAATATTCATTTTCTCGACCTAGCTCTTCTGATTTGCAAATGTTTAATGTAGCCTAACACAGTATCGTCCGGGTTGATAGCCTCCACACCTTTTTTAGTTTTAGGGAAGTGACCAAACTTCGTCTTGAAGCTATGGTCTGCCCAGCCTGTCTTGAATCCTTTATTCTTAGCATGTCCTAACAACATAGAATAAAAAACCTTCTTGTCTGCCGGTGATGGTACCTTATCTTTCGCACTGATCTCAACTAGCTCAGCCTGATGAACTGGTATTTCCTCACCCAAAGGAACCATCTCAAAAGCACATTGAGGACATGACTTACGAGAAACAAATATAAAGCTACACTCGCTGCATGTAATTTCCTTTGGTGCTTCTTTCTCTTCTTTGTCTTTTTTCTTAAGCTCTTCAGGTGACTCTTCTCCGTCCAGTGTCCAGAATTGTTCGTCATCAGCAAAGCCCAGCTTAGAAACGATACCACAATGATCGATCACCAGGCCATCAACCTTGCCGCTTTCTTTGTGCGGTCTAGTTAATCTTCCTACGCACTGTAGGTACCTAGCTATTCTATTGATCGGAGTAGCCAGGATCACACAAGACAAAATTGGAATGTCAATCCCCATAGCAACAATCCCAACATTGACCAGGACTTGCGCTCTCTTTTCTGCCATGTCTCGAAAGATCTGCTCACGATCAGGGATATCTGTATTGCAATCTATATATAAAGCCTTGACACCCTTGTCTAAAAATTCCTGCTGTATATGTCTAGAGTGCGCCTGGGTTTTGCAGAAGACCACTGTCTGTCTGTCGCTAGCGATTCGTTGCCAGTTCTCTACCACATCTCCAACGATCTTCAGTTTTCCATCTTCCGTCTTTAGCTTATCGTCAATATATTCGTCCAGCTGTCTTGAGTTATATTCTCCTTCAGCGTCAACCTTCACATCATCTGAATGAAAATCAGAAGGTGCAAAATAACGCAACGGCACAAGATGCCCCATCGACACCAGCTCTTTCATTGATATGGATGAAACGATCTTAGTATATAGGACACCCAGTGGTCTTTTCTTAGGTGCAACAGGAGTAGCTGTAAATGCTACGATTACTTTATACCTATCGAACAGTTTTATTTTAGTATCTGTATGCTGTACATGCATCTCATCTATACATAGCACGTCAGCATCTACGAAAAGCATTCTCTTCGCTGCTAGTCTTGATGTGTACGTGTCAATACTAATGATTTGACATCTAGCTTGCGAGTGATAAGGTTCTCCAGCCATTAAAATAGTATGTCTGATCTTGAACTGCTCGAAAGTTGCAGACAACTGAATGACTAAAGACTTCCTGGGCAGAACTATGATCACCCTCTTTCCTTTTGCTAGCGCTGATTGTGCTATAGCAGCCAGGACAATACTTTTTCCTGCACCAGTGCTGGCGCAAGCAATTATTCGCTTGTCACCGGCTCGTATGGCCGCCTTAATATCATGAATGAAGCTTTCTTGATAGTCTCTTGGTACTATTTCCACGTATTGTGCCCCTCCAGGCGATCGGTTATTGACCTACTATCATACAGAAATGTCAAACGAATGTACATATTTATTTTTTTAATGTTCAGCGCGGTTTTTTATGTTATACTACGGGTGTGTAGGGATTTAGTCGTACTGGAAGGGCTTCTCTCGAAACTTGAAAGACACGTAGTAATGCTTACCAGGTCATCTGTGCTGTGTTCAGTTGTACAATGACCAGGCCTACCGGTAGTGTATTTAATCCTGCTGTAGGGGCATTCTCGTACTAATCAAAAGGTGTTGCTTACAAGCTTGACCTAAACTCAAGAAGTAAACTAACAAACGTATATACGGCTTATTCAATTTTTACCGTGGTATATATACATTCCAGTCAGTCTTACTCAGATCGCAAGTTGGCCAGGCGATGTGGACATAGCAGTTCACGTGATAAATTCAGAATAGTGATATGCCCTTCCTGGGCAGAAAACAATAAGCTGGCATACCTTACCTCGTTCGCTCCGGGGGCGTTATGCGGATTGTAATTATCTGAGAATAGATTAACCGTAGCTAGCGGTACACAATGAGATGAATGACCAAAGTATCAACCCTTGGTAATGAGAGATAAGTTATATACAACTTCTCACGTCACTACAGGGTTATCACTTCTCGGTCTATGATCTTGCTATGTTTAAAATATAATCCCATCCTCTAGTCTTACCTCTCATAAGTTCCAAATCCCAATACGTAATCACCAGGCATAAAAAAACCTCAGTTAAGAGGCTTAATTATTTTTCCTGCGTAAGTTTTATGTGTCTAGCTGTTCAGCTATCTTTAAATGGAATAAAAAAGTGACTGCAAAGCCGCTTACGATTAATATCACACTTATTACTGCTTCTACCATAATTACCCTCTGATTATTGAAATCGCCCCGTTAAGGGGTGCTGGTGACGTTTTTAGACCTTACCCCTTACCATAGGGTCAGGATTATAGCCAATATACCCAATGTAAGACCGCTCCTAGTACAAGAACGACTGGAACACCTATCACTTTATACAGCCATAAAATTGCTGAAATACGTTGGTTGACTGCAAAGATATCTTCATTCGCCTGAACTACTTCTAAAACGAACGCTTCAGTTTCTGCGTGTGCTTCTTTAAGTTCTGCATGCTTCTCTTTGAATGCATCGAACTCTCTTCCTTTATGGAATGCATCTGATTTCAAGATTGTGATTCTATCTTTTAAAGTAGATGCTTCAGATTTGCGTACCCAGTTCTCACTATCAATTATTTTAAGTTTCATTTTCTTTATTAGTTTTAAGTTGATGTTGACTACATGTTCTTTCAACGAGTGGGAATAAACAACGACCTCTAGGTGGTGCCACTTTTTTCGAACCGTGAGCAGCCACCCTGGCATTATATATCTTACATTGACCAATCCCTCCACCAAACCCGATTGGGTCTGGTATGAAGTGTTCACAGCTTCCGCATGTGACCATGTGTTCCTCCTGATTAATTAACTAGCCTTCAGTTTATCAATAAACAAATATAAACGCAAGGTTATTCTTTAATAAGTAGACAGTAATCTCTCAAGCGACACAAATTCTACGTCATGATCTAATTGGTCGAACCTGTTTTGATATGCTTTCATATGAACGAAACCGCGAAGCTCTGTGTTATTAGCGCCCCTGTAGTCTTCGTCGTGCATGTAGAACGATCCAGCACACACACCGAAATGAGGAACACCTCGCATATTCTGTCGTCTGCCGTATTGATACTGCTGCTGATGACCATGAACAAAGCTGTGAGGAAATTTATTAAGCTTGTTCTCGATACTACCACCCACCGGTCTACTACTTTGTGGACTAGGTAAGTAGTGAACAAAGCAGATATCATCAACCCATAACGGATCAAGGAACTTATTCACACTCCAACCCTGGTCACTAATGAACCTATCTAAATCGAAGCAGCCTTCAAGTACAGGGTGACTATCAATAAAGCGTCGTAGGCGATTCTCGTGATTACCCATAATGAAATGTTTGTTCGGTACGTACTTTGTTTTTTTGTGACGTGCGTTCAGTTCATCTGTCACTGACATGATAATACGGAATGCGTTGAACCCAGCTTCTAAGTCATTATATAGTCGCTTACCTTCCTGTTCCTTCGCGCTATCGAAAGATGATAGACTCTCGAAGTCCCAATGGTCTCCGATATGTACAATCGTACCTGGCTTATGCTGCCAGATATACTGTGACAAAGCCTGTAAATGGTCAATAGGAGCATCAGGTGTAATTTGTGTATCAGCTATCACTAAAATATCATTATTCATCTAAGGCTCCTGTCAGCTTATCTTCAATGTGGCGACTAACTAATAAAGCGTATCCAGCTATGTCGTCAAAATTATCTTTGTGATATGGATCACCATTTATAGACCTGGCTATTTTACTAGCTATCTGGTCTAGTGCTTCACGGTGAATGGCAGGCAGAGAGTCCCAGTTATTTGTGGTCTGCATAGCTTCTTTAATACTCTGAGCTATACCTGCGTTATCTATATAGTCACCATATGTGCCCTGGCGTTCTTCTAGCGTGTCATCTACAGTCATAGTTTCTCCTTACCTAATTCAATTAATTCTATTTCAACAAATCTGTGAACTGCTCTTCTCATTAGTAGTGACAATGTTACACCCTGCCGGTCAGCAAGTTTTGTCATGAACTCCAAGTCGTCAGCATCGATGCGGGTTGCGTGATATACCTTAGTCTTTTTCTTCATATTTGTATAATTTTTTATTGCGTTTTGTTTAACTAAGTGGTATATTATAGCCTCTTTAAAAAAAAATGAAAGGGCAGAAAATGCAAACTGGAACTTATACAATAACAATAGAAGTAACGGACAGGATGACAGACATAGTAGACTTAGTATCGTCTGCTGCGAGTCACATAGAGAGTGGTAACGTTACATCAGGGTCGTTGTCTGATGAAGGTGTAACAGTATCATGGAAGAAGGGGGCAGCCAAGGTGGCACCACCGGTCGATAACACTCTGGCTTATATAGTAGGTCAATTAGCATGTGAAGTCGGTATAAATGTACCTGGAAGAGCTTTACTAAACAACGACCGTACTGTGTTTATGTCAGGGTATAGCTATCAGTACGAGCAGCAAGCAAAAATAACAAAGCTAACGGAGGAATTATTTTAATGAGTGTTTTTAAAAAATTAAGTGCTATAAATGTATCTAAGTATACTAAAGAGAAAATGGGTCTTACTTATTTACCGTGGCACCATGCTTGGGCTGAACTCCAGAAAGTATATCCAGATAGCGGGTATACTTTTTGCGAGACAGTACTCTATTCTAATGGGTCGTGTGAGGTTGAAGTTCACGTTACAGTGTGTGGCGTCACTAGGGCGATGATACTACCTGTCATGGATCATAAGATGAAGTCAATTGCTGACCCTACATCTAGAGATATAAGTGATGCCAGGATGCGTTGTCTAGTTAAATGTATTGCAGTCTTCGGACTGGGCTTGTACTTGTATTCAGGTGAAGGTGCCCCGGAAGCGGAAGGCGAAGCGATAGAAGATGCTGTTGAAGAGATGGTTGAACTGATACGTAAGGATGATATCGAGTTCAGTGTACTATGGAATGAGCAGTCACGAGACTCGCAGTCTAAAATATGGAAGTTACTTAACTCTTCTGATAAGGCTGTAGCGCGTGAACTTTTGGATAAAGCTAAGAAGGTAAATGAATGAGAATAACAATTGACTTAGAGACTCTTCCGTGTAAGGACGTAGATCGGTTAGACTATCTCGATAAGAATTTAAAGCCACCGGCTAACTACAAATCAAAGGAGGCACTAGACAAATGGCGCTTAACTGCTAGATCCAACATGGTGAATGCTACAAGTTTCGACGGGTCAGCTGGGACTATCTGCACTATAGGTTACTCTATAGATAGTCAGCCTGCTAGATCTATGCAGCTCAACCCTGTAGGTCAGTACTCAACCGAAAAAATGCTTTTGAATTGTTTCTTCTTGAGATTGCTGGGCGAGTATGAGTTTCATAATATCGATGTAGCTAGGTCATCATCTGTTCGCTGGGTCGGACACAACCTTATCGACTTTGATCTACCGTTTCTGTTTAAGCGATGTGTAATATTAGGAGTGGATACACAAGGAGTAGAGGTACCTATTAACCAGCGCCACGGATCACGACAAGTTTACGACACAATGAGAGCATGGAATGGGTTTCAGTCCAGGTCAGGTGGATCATTGGATAATATTTGTAACGCTCTTGGCTTACCGGCTAAAGGCGAGTTTGATGGGTCACATGTAGCTAGAGCTTTTGAGCTGGGTGAATACGATAAAATATCTGAGTATTGTGAGGATGATGTGAATAAGACTAGAGAAATATATGAACGTATCATTAACGTAACAGGGGAAAGATCATGAGTGTATCTAAAGAAGTAGAAACAGTAGATGAATACGCTGAACGCGAGTTCGGTAGCAGAAGAGGCCTGGCTGAATTCTTAGGTGTAAGTCACCAGGCTGTCGTGAATTGGCACCAGGGTTATGTAGTTGTTGAGGGATCTTTATACTTGCTAAGGAGGGACTTATCAGTCGCAGCAACGGGGACAGACAAATGAGTAATTATATTAAAGCACTTATAGTGACAACTGTGTTCGCACTAGGGTCATACACCGGATTGCAGTTACGCCAACAGTTGATGGCGGCCATATACGTGCTACTGGTGTTCTCGCTAGGGTCATACACAGGAGTACAGGCAAAACCATACACTTCCGGGACAACTTATGTTACTGTAGGTGGAGTTAGGACAGGCGATGACGGCAGCTTATGTACTGTCCGGGGCGATAGAACGTTCTGTCATGATGGATCACTGGGGATTACTAGAGGGAACACTACGTTCATAGTAGGTGGGGGAATGTATCAGCGACAAGGGGATATTATCAGTGGTGATGACGGCACTACTTGCGTCGAAGAAGATGGAGGTAGAGTAACAGTTTGCTTTTAGATCAATGGTATACAAATAAAGGTATAGAATAATATTGCTTTTATACTTTTTTATTGATAGAATGAACTCGACTTAAATAAATAGAGAACTCAAAAAATGAACACATTAATTAAATCAACAGTAGCAACAGTAGCAGCAACAGCATCAACATCAGCTTTCGCTGCAGTCACACCAACAGGTGATGGTGGCCTTATAGTGTTTTTAGTATTGATTGTAGGTCTATATATATGGTTAACAGTTAGATGGTTTAAAGGTACAGTGACAATGGCTAAAGAACATGGTGTGGTTACGGTCATACTATACTGGTTGTTCTTATCTCCTGTTCAAAGCATCCATGCTATTTTCATCGGTGGAAGAGCAGTGAGAGTACCTGGAGTACCTGCATGTGCAGCACCAGTGGTACAGAATATAACAATCAATGTTGAAAAAGACTAGATAAAAAACAGCGGTGAGCAGTAACGATTCTGTCCACTGCATTCCTCGCTCCCATAGTCTAGGAGCAATAACTACAGGAACTGAAATGTCTAAAAAACTAAAGAATGTGGTTTTACGCGCACCATTCGAGGCACTGAATGAGAAGCAACAAGTTATCGCTGATACTTTTTTAGCGAAGCATCAGATCTTAATTGGATCATCAGGAACAGGGAAGACATTTACCGCGTTAAGACTAGCTGTCGAACAGATTGTGACTCAAGGGTCAGGGTTTGATCAGTTGGTTATTGTAAGATCATCCGTACCAACTCGTGACGTTGGTTTCTTAAAAGGATCGCTGGAAGAGAAGATGGCTGTATATGAGTCTCCCTATTCAGAGATTATCAATAGTATTACTGAGCCACTATCTTTCTCTGATCATGAGGTGTACGCCTCAAACTACGACAAGATGAAGGCACAGGGGCAGATCCATTTTGTTAACACATCATACCTACGGGGGCTTACTTTCGACAATGCTATTGTGTTCTTCGATGAAGCACAGTCAGCAACATTTCATGAGATAGACACTCTTGTGACAAGGACAGGACTAGACTCTAAGCTGATCATTGCTGGGGACTATAAGCAAAACGACCTAAGAGCTAGTCAGTCCGGGTTACATGATATAATCAGGGTGTTTGATAAGATGTCTAGTCACTTTAATATAATTGAGTTCACACCTAATGATTGTGTTAGGTCTGAGTTTGTAAGGCAATACTTGATGGCTAAGGAGGAGCTGGACTTATAATAGTTATTTAAATATCAATGACATATGATTTCCATGTACGAATAACCTTGCATTTATAATTTATTATTGATAAGATGTAGTCAAGGGTTGGGAATGTTCCTGACCCTTATAACCCAGGTGAAATCCAATGATTGATGCAAACTTAATAGAAGAGCAACCAAGAACTTCTACAGTTACTAGGACTCAGTTAGTTTTATTAGTAGTACTAGGAGCGGTTGATCACTTTTTTTCTATCAACGGTTTTTTAATTAACTGGGTAAATACATTAACAGAAGTTTCTCAAACCGCTTTACCATTTTAGGATACTGACATGAAAAACGTAGAGACAGCAGCAAATTCAAACAGATTAGCGTTCATTGTATATCACCGTAGAGTGGTACCTATTCGCATAGTAAAGAAGACAGCGTCAACAGTCACAGTAGAACTAGCAGGCGAGCAGCATATCTTCGTTACTCCAGATACATTGATACCTCAAACACGACAAGCTGCACGTAACATGCAGAAGGCAGAATGAATGAAAAAAATATTAGACATGCTATCAGGTGTGTTAGCACTAGGAGTTTTGATCACTGCGTTATTGCCACGAGCAACGTATGGTGAATGGTTTACGGACTCCACAACAGTTCCGGGGCAGGTGTTCCAGATTAATATGCATGGAGCAGCCGTCAATCCCAACGCTGTAGTAATAGCATTCGGTGGGTTAGATACTAGTGGGTCTGGAATGAGGCATCCTGAAGATGTGGTCTCCAGTATCTTCTTAGACAATCAAGAGAGCCAGGGGAATATAACTATCATACCATTCTCCGGTAACAAAACAGTAGACAATGAGACTCATACAGTTTGGGCTTATTGGAACAACAGCCAGGTATACGGAATTATATCTATCATTGACATAGTAAGATTTCATTATCCGGACACTAAAATCATCTTGCACGGGGGAAGTGCAGGAGCAATCATGACGGCTAGAATAATTACAGAACTAGCTAGACTAGGAAAGCAAGACAAGGTACAAGGAGCCTTGATGTTTGACCCGGTGAACCCATACGCTATTACTGCAGACGGGTCAGCACCAGGTGTATTTGATGGGTATCGTAGTGAGGTTTTAGCCACTTATGATAGGTATAAATATTGGGGTGTCGATGAATACGCTCCTGAATTAGCGGGGCGTTTATTAGGCTTGCCCAACGATAGGGTTAGGATAACTATCCCAGTCTACATTGGCACTAGCTACAATGACCCGGTCATAAATAACGCAGCTAAAGAGGCGTTCAACGAATTAATGCAGGATAGTACTAACACTATAGTAGTGGAGTACGGAGGTGAAGGCCACTCAGTATCGGATAAGATATTAGAACGGGCGTACCTATTAATGAACAACTTATAAGGAATGATAATGACAGGTTTAGAGATTATAATAGCAGCTGGTTTTATAATGCCAGCTTTAATAATGATTGCCATAGGTCTAGTCATGGCATGTAAAGACGACACGTACTTTGAACACTACTTGCGTGACGAAACAGACTGTAAAAACTGGAGAGAAAGAAAATGAGCTATTTAAGTTTACCGCTAGATGTTAATGAAGATTATGATGTAGAGGCATTCGACGAAGATCAGTTGTCTCAGTTTTACTGGGATCACCCAGAGTCTATACCAGACTAGGAGTATATAAAATGGCTGACGATAGATTATCACAGCGCGAGTTTAGGATGGCTATCCTATTTGTTTTAACGATAGGTTGCATAGGTCTCGTGACTGCATTGATACCCACTATGTTTCAAACGTCTGACGGAGTGTGTGTCAGAGTGGAACAGAAATCCAATGCGACCAGCTACTCTTGCAGCGCCCCACCACCACGGTATGACGTTGTCATTGTAGACTTACCACTAAGGGATCTAAAATGAGACAGACTAAACTAGCATCTATAATAGAAACAGTTTTAAACATATCGATGGGGTACGTTATCAATACGGCCACGGCTATACTACTCCTTCCGGTGTTCGGTGTTTACCTAAGCATAGGACTGAATATGAAAATCAGTGCAGCTATGACTATCGTCTCCGTTGTTAGATCATACTTCGTCCGTAGAGCATTTAACAAACATCAAGACGCAATAAACGCATGGTCGAGCAAGCAGCTTCATAGTGCCCACTCGACGATCTTATACCACGCTACTCTCTTATAATTACTCAAGAAGCCTGGCAGCTCTCTTAGTTATTAAGATGCGCTGCCTATTAAGGCGATTAATCGCAACTCTCTTTGCAGCACCCGACATTCTCTTGCTTGCTGTTATCAGTCTAATTTTTTTGTTTATATCTGATAATCGCTTACCAACACGATTGAAAGCTTTGCGGTTCCGAAGCTCGTTACCGTGAAGCTGAAGTGCCGCCGCTGCCTTCTTATACTCCTGGTTATCTCTGTAGTGCTTAATGTCTGCAAACTTTTGATTAAGGTCACGTTGGTTCTCATAAAACTGGCTAATGAATTTTGAGTTTCGAGCCTTACCCTCTCTGGCAAACCTTCCTACCACTGCTAGATCTTGTATCTCCATGTCTGGAGCCTCAGCAACGCCTAACGCAGGTCTTGCGAGCGTATCGATACCAGCTAGAGTAGTTGCTCCTAACCAGCCCAGGTAGCCCTTCACAAGGTGATCTATCTGAACAGGACTAAGTACTACGTCATCCCATAAAATTGCATCCATAGCGGTACTCAAACCTATAGCTGTCTGTGACGTCCAGGCCTTCTTACGGTTCACTTTAGATAAGCGCTCCATTGACTGGGACTCTATGCCACGTCCAGTAAACCAACTCTTGTTAGCCCAGGTCTCAACGAGAGGCTTGAACAACTGAGGTGTAGGGTTCATTGCGAATGTCTGAAAAATTGTATGCATTAGTCTTTCCGCAAATAACTCACCATGAACTTTATCATCAACTAGCTGCTCCACGAATCGTTCAGCCATACTACCTATAGCTCCAACTTCAAAAGGCCTTGGGAATCTGTACATGATGTCACTACCAGGAAGCTTAAACAGATGGTACGTATCACGCTCCCAGTCTTCAGCTTCTTCATAGTCTTCGTCTCCACGCATAGCTAAGTATAGAAGCACTGATGCTAGCGAATACATACCGACGACCGCTGCAAACTGTCCCTTCTGCTCCGGATCCATAGCAGCACGACTAAGTTTATCAAGACCCTGTAGCCTTGCGTTTAAGAACGGAACCATTTGAGATATAGCTCTCACTGAAACAGCTGAACCTGATCTAGTGAAGTCTAGGTGATCACGAGCTTCAAAGTTAGCTTCTAGTAAACTCTTTCCTTTTTCTAGTGCTTGCTTAAAGTTAGCTGCACGGTTAATGTTCTCCGCTCTAGCGCCTACGTCCTGATATGCATCCCACATTTTCTTTATCTTACTATCTGTATTAAGTATAGACGAGCTAGGTATTCCCTTTTTCAGACTAGCTTTGATAGCATCTGGATCGCCACCAGAAATATACCCGGAGTCACCGAACGCGCCACCACCAGCAATCATCTGGGCTATAATCGGATTGTCTTTAGATGTCGCCTTGTATCCCTCTACAAGGTTCCTACCTATATTGGTACTCATGTCAGCTACCGCTATTGCTTGAAGCGTATCTCGTAGTAGGTTAGCGACCTTAAATTCAGGGGACGCTGTTACACCAATAGTTAAGGCACGTTTAAACTTACGCATTACTTTCATTAGCGTACCATTCAGACCGTCAAAGTTCAGAGATGTTAGAGAGTCAAGGACTAATCTACCTTCTGTAGTATCAACAATATCATAGTACTGCTTCTGGCCATTTACACGAACGAAGATAGCCTTCTCGCCTCGCTCTGACTCCTTTACTGGTGTAGCTATCCCAAGCTTCACAGCCTGTACTAACGCTTTACTAGCAGCCTGATTCTTTAGTGATGCTCCGATTAAGTGCGTCCAATTCATCATGGTATTAACTAGTAAATCATCAAGCTGCATATCAGCACCCTTGAGTTTTTTGTACGCTTCTTGTCCTTGAAGTCCACTCGCTGACGGAACACCTTTACCCTGGTGATCGCTTGACTCTTCAGCTATGCGGTAAAATGGAACGTAGAAACCCTGATCCTTCCAGATCTTGGCGTCTTCTTTACTAACTAGTCCTGTATCAACACCGATTTGAACTACAGCATTATGCATAGCTTCAAACTCTACAAGCACTTCCTTATATAGTGCTAAGCGACTCTTGCCATCCTTCGTGCCATCAGACAAGCGCTTAAGCTCTGCTATTTCAGCGTGGTTAAATAGATGCTCTTTGTCATCAACCTTCAGACCTTCCGCTCTATTACCCGCTACCCACATCAAGAACCTATCTGTCTCTGTGCCTAGTGGCTCAAAGATCTGTGCTAGGCTTTTCTTCTTCATGTCAACCTTGACAGCACCAGACCAATCCAGTAATGGTCTACCGAATTCCGTAAGTGCTTCGACCACGCTAGATCCTGTGCCGCTTATATGAGCCATCATCCATGACTCTTTATCTCCTAAGATGTTTTTAAACGAGTCGAACTGATCGACACCGTATTGTCTTACTTTTCTACGCCATAAAGTTGATGCGTCCTTAACCGCTGCTTTAGTTTTTTCTACAAAATTCCCAGTCAATGGAGCGCCTATCTTTCCTAGTGCTGCAAAGCCTGCCTCAGTAACACCTTCAAAGCCTGGTCTATCGCGCCATGTAGCATTAGTCCCTTTAATCTTGCTAGGGGCTTTCTTTCTTTTTGATACTGGCTTTCTCTTTACTGGCTTACGTTTCTCTATTGTGCTAGCTAGAAGGTTACTATCATCAGCAAGCATAGGATCGAAAGCTGCGTGTATTGAGCGAATGTTTGAGCTGGCTTTCGGCGTGTTCCGTCTGTATTTATCTGAAAATATGAAAGCTACGTCATCCGTTTCGTGCATTACTCCGGTATAGCCCTGAGCTGCCAGCTCATCTTGGTTGAAGTTCCAGTCAGTAACATCATTTATATCAGTCTCAATTTTGAAATGTTCTGTGTTTAGGAAAACGGGAATGACCATCTGGCCTTCCTCTCCGTCCGAATAGCTTGACGCATATTCAGGATCAGAGGTGTAGTAAACGCCAGTCAGATCACCATCTTCTGACCATGCCTCCGTCGTCCCGCGATAATAAGTGGTATCAACATCAAACCCCATAGCCCTAGCTCTGTCTTTAGCTGTGTTACCCTCAGGCAAGCCTAAGCCTCCCTTGCTCTTAGGTAGAGCCGCGTTCTTCTGTGCTGTGGATTTTATAGAATAAAGAAGAGTAGGCTCATCCGCAAGCATAGGATCGAAAGCTGCGTGTATTGAGCGTATGTTTTTATCTCCTCTTATAGCGACTTGATCAGCGTTGTAACTCCATAGGCTGTTAGGGTCAAGGGTCTTGTCAACATAAGCGCCGCTATCAATAACTTTACGCGCCATTAATGCCTGACCTTCGTCTAGCTTTAACGCGGCATCATCAAAACCTGTCTTACTAAAGCGCCCTTCCTTCCCCACTGGAAACTGCTTTACATCGCTGAGTTTCAAATATACAGGGTAAACGCGCCCTGCATCAGTGTTGGCAAATGTACTTGCCATGTCCGGGTTTTCGGAGAAGAATTGTAGTCCACCCCTCTGTCCATTATAAGTATCGCGCCCCTGCAACGAGCCGTTAGCTTCAGCTAAATCACCCGTAACCCCTCTGTACCAAACTGTATCAACATCAAACCCCATAGCCCTAGCTCTGTCTTTAGCTGTGTTATTCGCAGGCAAGCCTAAGCCTCCCTGGCTCTTAGGTAGAGTTGCGTTATTCTGTGCTACTGCATGAGCTTCTTTGGTTACTGCTTTTCGGCTAAATAATACTTCATCTTCGTTAGCGTAAACTGGGTTCTTGGCTAACACTAACTGCCCGATCTGTATCGCTTCATCTGCAGCCGCTACAGGATTATGATGACCATTAGCATCAGGAGTTCTATCGTAGAAGTAACTGTGACGCTCAGGGTCAAAGCCCACCTGGATCCACTCAGGACTATTCATCGCCTCTTTAGCTAAAGCTCTATTCTCTTCCGTAGTGCCTTGAACATAAGAGCCTTTAATTGTAGCAAATGGCGATTTACTTTTTGCACCAGTTGCTACGTTAAGTGCAGCCTTCTTGGTATCTAGGAATTTTACATCAGTTATTCTAGCTGTAGGATTAAATGAATTACCGCTACCCGCCACATGAGTAGCTGGAATCCACACGCCTGACTCTTTATAAGCGGGTATATCTAATCGTAATCCAACTCTCTCGCCGGTCTTAACTGGCATACCTATACGTTCAACTTTGTCCTTTGTTAAGGCTTGAGTCATCTGCTCATTGGTTGCTGAGTCAGGTAGCTCATCAATCTTGAATATAGGCTTATACTTCTTCACAACCTCCGCATATTCTTTCTTGGTAATCGTACCCTGCTCCAGCTGTTTAGCCGCCTCTGTTAGCTGCGGTACGCGCTTAAGCACATCAGAGTGAGACATATTCTTTCTATCAACAGGCGCATCATCCTCGACAAGGTTAGCTGCCGCATCGCTATAGTCTGACTCAGCAGATGCTTTAGTTGAGATGACGCCGTTCTCATTGAACAGTCGCTTTTCCCCAAACCACACCACCGCTTGCATGTCCGCGACAGTCATATCTGGGTATTCTTTTTTCAACTCCTCAGTGACTCTCTGCGAAACCTCAAGCATAAAGGCTCTTCCTCTCTTGCCGTCTGGTATATCCCTAAGACCTGTCTCAGCTTTCATGATAGTATTAGCTATTTTATTTGTTGCGGTCTTATCCTTAAAACCACTAGCCTTGTAAGTCTTCTGGTACTTTGTAGCCAGCTTCTGAAGCGTGGCTTTTCTTGGGGACTTTGCAAGCTTCTCTTCTGGATGCTCTTTCCTTATTGCTTCGGCAAGCCTCTTCCAAGAGGAGTCTGTAGCTGGGTTAGCTCTCATTTGTCCACGTAGACGATTGAAGGTTCTAGACCACCATCTATCCATAGTTAGATAATCAGGATGACCCATAAGGTTAGCGAAGAATGCACCTAGCTTATCTCCGAATAACATAGACCGTGGCACAATTGTTTCATTTGGATAGCCAACCGTCTTCGGCTTACCCAGAATAGACGCTGATTCTTTTTCAAGCTCACCAGCGGTCATGGTTTCTGTCAGGTAGTTAACCATTCCATCAACACCATGCTCATCAATTATGCCGCTTAATAGTTTGAGGTTAGCCTTGTAGCTTGCCGCTCTCTCGCCACCCAAGCCCACTGAATCTAGCTTGCCCGTCTTCTTGTACTCTTTGTATATTTTTACTGCGTATTTCAGATTGTCCTTTACAGAGGTTCCGTCCGAAGTGATGGCAACTATAGCCGTGAACAGGTTTCTTGCGTCGCCGTTCTTCTTAAATTCAGGGAATCGTCTTGACAATAAATTAATAGCATCATTGTACTTTGATGTATACCAGCCAATGGCGTCTTTATCACCACCTTCTAATATAGCTTGAGTCTCGCTCAATAGCTTACTGGTAACTGTCTGGATTGCCTTCTCTGAGTAATCCTTTACGTCAAGTGTACCGTTCTCGCTCTTTACCCTGGCGTCAATCAGTTCAGCAAACTGACGAGTTGTTTTCTTATTTTGCGGGTGGTGCTTACCTAGAAACTCTTCCGTTACTTTTCTAGTTTCTCCTCTGAGCGACTCAATAGTACTATCGTCCCACTTTGGTTCATGCTGTCCTGAAGCTCTGGAGTTATCTCCGTCACTACTTTGGTTCTGCCACCGCGCTCTGACCTTGCTATACGCTCTCTGCCCTTCTCTGAAATTATCTGACCCGACATATCCGTTCTCCGTTAGCGCGTTATGCGCGTATATAGTTTTTGAGTCTCCGTTTACTTGCGCCGCAAGACTCCTTGAAATATCAATTAGCATGTCAGTGCTAATAGTATCAGGCGAAAGATTAAGAACATCCACTCCTGTCTTACTGGTAGGGATAGCAATCATCTCCGGATCAAAGCCCATCTCTTTAGACAGTACATCAATATGAGACATCATGTTCTTGACTTCATTACCTGTTAGCACTCTATCATAGTTTAAGCTGATAGCGTTAATATTGTCGCTCCCCGCAGATACTGGCTCTAGATATCTGTCAACGACCGCATCTTGGTCAAGGACGTATCCCAGCATTGCTGACGCTAGTTCTAGCTTATCTTTAGACTCTTGCGTTGGGGTCTCCATACCATTGGAGTCAACAGTTGTTTCAACGTCAACACTGATTTGCTCAACCGATCCAACGTGACCCTGGTATGAGCTTGGTGCTGTTACTGTGCTTGTTTGAGTAAGTCCTGCTAGCTTTAATACTGCATTCACTCCACCCTTGGTGATTACATCAAACACTGCGTCATGGTACTCCTTCTGGAGATCCTTAGACCACTGCTTTATAATCCTGCCTCCGTGAAGGCCACTAGAAGGAAGTGCTTCAGCAGCAATTTCAGCTGTACTAGCTAGAAGATCGTCCGGACGAGGAGTTGAGTCAATGTCATCATCTGTATCTTTCCCTGTCTTTCTGAATATTATTTCTTCTAGACGTTTAGCTCTCTCGTTCTTCACTTCCTGTGCTGTACTAGCTAAAACTTCTGTCTTACTATTACTAGCTTTACGCCCGTATATATCACCAGTAAGGAAAGCTTTAGCCCCTTTAGTGCTATTGCCCTTGTATCCTTTTCTGCTGGCTAATCCAACCAGGGTATCACCTGCTGATGCAACGCTGGTTGTTTGCTTGTCTGAGCCGTACTGAGCCAAGGCATTTAAGTCGGAAGCTGTTATGTTCTTTAGAGGCACTCCTTGACGAATCAATGATGCCCTTATCAGTGATATCAGATCTTTCATTAAACGTCTCATTGAGGCACTTAAAGATCTAGGTGATTGATTATAGTCAGTGATCATGTACGCCTGGAATTCCTCTAGCTGGTTTTTAGCTGGAGTATTGGCATCCATCACTCGCTTGTAGGCTGCCTGCTCTGCTGCAGTACCTTTGCCTTCCGCTGCTAAGTTGAATCTAGCTTGAAGTCTTCTATCTATCTCAGCCAGGTTTCTCTTTAGCTTCTTATCTGTGCGTCTTGCTCTATGGAATAGCTCGTGGTTCAATACACTAGAGAAGTTCTCCTTGTCTAGCATGTCAGCTACTAAATATAGCTTATCAGTCTTAGGATCATAAAATCCCTCAAGACCATCATTGCTAGTAAATGAATATGAGTTATCGCTAATATCGGTTACAGACTGCACGACCTCTAGCCTACCGCTATCAAGCAGCTTTTTGGTACGTCTAGGTATGAGCGCTTCTATTTGTTCTACTGTAGATCCAGTCTTTGTATCGCTGTTAGACTGAAGCACACCTTCGTCACCCGCAACACCTTCTGTCCATGTGAACTCAGGCATTAACCCTGTCTTCTGATCTGCAAAGATTGTATCCTCTATCTGAGCAGTCTGATTAGTTTCTCCGTGAATGCCGTAATTTAACCAGCTATTCTGTCCTCGTGTCTCAGAGGTGATAGCCGCTACAGCGGATCCAGTGAATAAGCGTCTGTGTGCCTGCCATGCGTTCTCTTCTCCACGCGCACGGAATCCTGACCCCTCTGTGCCATGCCCGAAGACATCATGTACTGCACGGAATAGATCATTTGCTAATACTTTCTTTTTGTTGCCCTGGATGTCATTCCATACTATACCAGTGTCAGCTAGCAATGGGTTGTCGGACACATCAAGCTTTGAATTCTCTTCGCCAAATCCATCTACAGTTGGAAACACGCCTAGCTTTTTAGCTTGACGTAGTTCACGCATAGCATTAAAAGGACTAGACAGGAAGTCGATAGCGTCCGCTGCATTAACAAAGTAGAACTCATATCCAGCTTTAACTAGTGCATCATACTGGGCTCTAGTTTGCTTGATTAGGTTCTGGTACGCTTCAGCAACAACAGGATCAGACGGCTTGTGCTCCATATCTTCGTATGCCTGGGCTATCCTCTTTGCGAGTTCAAAATCCACCTCGACATAGTCTGACTGTCTCTTTAGATCTATTCCGTTGTCTTTTGCGTATTGCTGTGCGACTTCGACGATTGCTTTATCTTGTCCTGACGCTCCCTTAATCTCTGGTGCGCCTTCAAGACGCGAAGTGTCCCGGCTAGAACTCCGTCCGCTTCCGTCTCTACTCTGTTGTTCTTTTCCTGTGGTACTGTCATTGCTTGTTTCCTTTGTCTTTTTACTGGCTAAAATATTAGATGGACTATAGTCTTTCTCGTGAACCATGTATACTACACCAGGTTCTCCGTTATTAAAATCTTTAAATGTTTCTTTACTCCAGCCAGCTGGCTTGTAAGCTTCGTCCCAAGGATCCATTTTTGTTGGCTTGAATCCACTTAGTTCGTACATGTCAACTAGTGCTGTATCGAACGCATCAAGTTTTGTTCCGCCTTCCTGTACTGCTAGTTCCATCATTGGGTTAACTCTACCACCACCAGCATGATTAAATACACTAACTATATCACCATCAGGCTTAACTGCGAACCCACTCTGACCATCACTAGATAAGAACATTCTCATCTTCTTATATTCTGAAGCCTCATAAACAAAAACTGCTGCTCCGAATTTTCCTGCCTTTGCTTTCTTCATTCCTGCAAGAAACTTACGCACTGATTTATTCGTAGGCTTAAGCTCAGTCATTGGACTGGCAGTCATACCGCCTAGCTTTGCGCTCATAGTTAACTTTTTTGAAGGAGTAAATACTGCTTGTACATCATCTCGCTGATCAGCACTTGGATCTTCCTTGCTGAAGGATTGTGTGTCTCCATCATTTTCTCTCGCAACTCGACTGTCTGAGTAATTGCGCTTCTTGGGTGAGACCTTTTTTGTCTTGCGATCAAGCCTAGTACTAGTGCCCTTTGTTGTGTTAGCTAAAACTTCCGTTGTTTCTTCTACAGGCGCACTTACTTTTTCTTCTTTATTGGTGGTTGATGCTCCATCAGGTACTCTAGTTGCCGTTGGTTCTCCGTTTCCCACGGCGGCTGTGTTGGTGGTACTTTTTTTGGTTTCTGGGCTATGCTCATTATTATCCTGTGTTTTATTAGTTTGTATCCCCAGTTCCGCACGAACAGTATCATAGACCTCACGTACAACCCCATCACTCTGCTTGCGATTACCAGGTAGCTTTTTAAATTCCTCGAACGGCAAAGAAAACTCTGCTTTTTCGAGATCTTTATTATACTGCTTTTGTAAAGTATTGACAGCATTATCGTACCCAGGTGAATTTTTATTTAAACCAGCAGCTTTAATTTGATTGTTAATGTATCTGTTTTTCTTCTGCGTTAGAATCGCTTCTTTTTTGACAGCAGGACTCGCCACCGTTTGTTCCAAAGGCTTAGAGCTATCTTGACTTTGACCGATGACCCCTGATTCGATCTCAGCTTCTGTAGCTTTGATCTGATTGGTGGGTGTAATGGAGCTATTGTAAATTTCATTTATTTGTTCTCCTGATTCCGCTTTAACTGCCGTTTTTTTGCTTTCCGTTTCTTTCTGCTCATTAATGTTTTCTCTGGTTTGATTAATTAATTTTGGTACGGCGGCATGAGTTGCTTCAACTCCTGCTTCGGTATTGCTAGCTCCATCAAGTACTTCTGATTCGTTAGTTCTACCCGTAACGAGATTATTTCCGACTCCATCCGTGTTAACGCTTGACTCTGTGCTTCCACTAGACCCGTTAGTATTGATATCGTTGTTAGTGTTTCCGCTGATGATTGGTTCATTGATTGCCTTTGTTAGTGCTGATGATAGTTGAGTGTTAGCCACTTCTCCGCTCTGTTTGAGCTTGCTCGCTTCCTTTAGGGCTATGTCCACAATACTCTCTTCCTGGGTATTGTCCTGGGTGTTCTGGTCTGTTCCTTCCTGTAGTTTAGCTATGAAGTTATCTTTAGCTCTTCTCGACATCTGTTGGTCTGCCATGAACTTACGTAGTGCCTTACGCTCTTTACGTGATAATCCTTTCTCGTTTGCAAACGTAACAAAGTCCTTAGCAGGTTGTGTAGGATCTTGCTCTCTTCCTTCAAAGTCCGAATCCATCTGGGCTTGCTTCAGCTTACCTTCTTCTTGCTGACTGATTACGTCCTGTGGATTAATGCCGTCCTGTAGTCCTGTAGTGTTAGGCTCGATAGGTGTATCAAGACCTTCTAGAAAACTATCGACCGCTGATTGTGATTGACCACTTGCTATCGCTTGCGCTTTAAAGTCAGTAGTATCTATCTCTTCATCCTTTCCGGGATTGGCTTTGTTAAAGAAGCGCTGGGCTAGTCTTTGTCCATCTGCCTCTGTTCGTTCTGCTTGTGCTTCATCTTGATTATCATAACCTGCTAATATAGGAACCTGTCCTGGAGCCGGTAGAGCTAGTTGCGCTTGATCCAGTGCGTTGCCTATTGGAGCGTTGGGCTTTCTAGTAGGCCTAGCGTTGATTGCCATACCCATTGCACCACCGGTCAATAGACCCATAGCAGCACCTTCCGGGACACCTTGCATAAGTGGAAGATCCATAGCTGCGTTGCTAAGGATTGTTTCTGCAACACTTTGTGGTAGTTCCTCGAACAAGCCTTCCGATATACCACCTTCAGCCATTCTACGACCAATGGTCTTTGATGTTGTTTCTCCGCTTCGGGCACCACGAGCTATGACTTGATCTATATCGTCAAAGCCAAATTTGTTTGCAAGCTTACTACCAACCCTGTTGAACGCACCAGTAGTTATACCGGTCGCAATCGCTAGAGCTGACTGCTTAGGAGTTAATAAGCCATCTGTAGTTCCTTGTCTTGATCCTTCTGCTGCTGAACCTGCTCCGACAGCACCCTCACCTATAGCTGATGCAAGACCTAGTTGTCCTGCAGTTGCGTTAGCCAATGTTATACCTTTTGCCGCAAGTACTCCACGCGCAATAACACCACCGCCACCCATTAAGGCTGCGGACTCTCCTGCTGCTTTTAGTATAGTTGATGGATTGCTGAGACCCGCCCCGACTGTGTCCACAAAACCCTTAGCGTCAGATACTTGCTTGTCTGCATACTTCTGAGCAGGACTATACAAGTTCTCTAATATATCCTGGGTATCCTTGGTTCTAATACCTAGTGCCTCTGCGGCTTTTCCAGCATAACCCAGGGTTGGAATGTCAGCCAAACCAATACCAGCCTCAACCAATCCTACAGCTGACTTTAGTCCGGTTACTCCTATATCCCCAAGGGTTCCGCCTATCGTTCTTTCGGGTTGAGCTAAAGCTAATGGTGCTGGCTCTACACCAAAGTCACCGTCTAGCGCTGCATATGGATCGTTTTCTAAGACCGCTAATGGATCATTATCCAGAGCTGCGTAAGGATCGAGTCCCATTGCAGCAGCGTCTGTACTTGTTTTCTTTAGGTTCTTATTTTCAGGCATCTTAATCTCTTAAAGTTGTGGTAATTGTTGAGCAAACTGTGCTAGGTAATTCTGTGCTAACTGTTGCTGCTGTGGCGTCGAGTTAGGGTTGTTAAGGATAGACCTAGCATTGTTCTGTCTATTCTGTTGTTTCTGTTGACTCTGTAAATATTCCTGTGCACCGTCTCCACTTACCGGGAAGACTCTACCGGAACCGTCAGTCAGCTCTTGTAGTTCTGTTGGTGTAGGTACTCCATATCTAGTCTGGAATTCCTTTTGCGCCTTCTTATCACCGCCAACTGCTTGGTCAAGAAGAGCTTGTCTTAACTGTACTAGCTCAGCATCTACTGCAGCTTTATCTATAGCTGGTTGTTGTTTTTCCTTAGCCAGTTTGTTGGTCGCGTCGAACTGTCTGCCGGTTTCCGTAGTTAAGCTCTGGGCGTTGGTATTGACGTTCTCAGCATTAAAAATGTTTGCGTCTATTTTCTGCTGTCCTTGAGACGCTGCAATAAACTGTCGAGCGCGAGCAACTTCAGCTTCATCACTACTATTCAGTAATGCAAAATTTGCCTGGGCTAATTGTCTTTCCTTTACCTGGGTGGCTCTCTGCTCTAAAATCTCAGGTGATGTATTATTGAATGACTTAGAGCCTGTCAGCTTTGCTATCTCCGCTGCTTTCTCTTGAGTCAGCCCACCAATACTGTTATCACCGAACTGAACTCCGAACTGATGATCTTCATCGAAGCGAGTTTTTCCTAGTAGTCCAGTTCCTGGGTCTCGTACGTTACGGGAGTACCCTAGCTGATCCATTGTCTGTACGCCCTGTGGAGGTAGATTAGCAGCTAGCGTGACCACTGGCTCAGTAGACTTTCTACCTGATATCCTATCATGCTCAAGGATATTAGCCTGGTTCTGTTGTATTATTGAATCCCATCTAGCCTGAGAGTCGGGGCTTCCTAATTGACTGACAGCCTCGAAAGGGTTTGCACCTTGATCGTTAGTGACGTCATATGAATTCTGTGTGGCCTGGTTAGGCGTTGCTACGGGGGTGTTCTGTGCTGCAGCTGCACCAACTGGCTTAATACCGGCGTTATGCTTTGCAACAGCCCTGTTTACACCTGCAGGGTTATCCTTCATGACCATCGCATTAAGCTGCGGAGCATTTTCAAAGTTATTCTTAGGGTCGTTCATTTTTATATCTCCGGAAAAATTTGATGCCTATTCTTAGGCTTATTCTACATTATTTTTACTGTAATTACAAGGGCTTATTACTCTGTCGCTGACTTAGATGCCATTGTGTTTAGAGAGCTAAGAGCACTTGCCGCCATCGTTCCGTACACCCGGCCTGCAGCCACTGATGTATCGGCCTGTATATTGGCGCTCTTAAGGATGTTGCTAGCATTTTCTATCTCTACCTTGAGGTCAGCTTCAAAGCTCTTCTCTGCAGCCTGTAGGTCTAGCCTAGACTTATCGTAGCTTATTTTATATGTGTTTAAGTTAGCCTCGTTGTCACTTGTATATGCGAATAGTGCAGCTTTGTTAGCTTCAACTGATCCAGCAAAACGACTACTCTCAGCATCAACGGCAGTCTTATATATACCAAGTTCAGTAGAGTATATATCTTGTATACTACGGTTGTGTGAATCACTAGCTTTCATGTACTCTACGTCAGCACCAAGTTTAGCATTCACTGCTTCAACTTCAGCGGTATAAGCAGATAGTTTAGCGATCTCTCCCTTAACCCGTGACTCATCTCCGTTTAGTGATGCTACGTACGCACTCAACGCGTACTCTTGGGTTTTAACTTCTGCAGCATATGCATTAACCTGTTCACCGTATAAGTCAATCTTTAATTTCTCCAGAGAAGCTTTCTCACTAGTCGCCTGGATGTTCGATACGTACTGCTGGATCTTCAATCCCTCAGCCTGTATTTGCTTACTATAGATATCAACATTAACCCCATCAATATCTTTCTCTAGTCTGGCAGCGTCTAGCTCTAGCTTAAAACCATCAAGTGCAGCAAGAGATGACTTTAATTGTGTCTCGTATATTTGCGCTTCAGCCCTGTGCACATCAATACTTAAGTTCCCTCTGCTGACCAGGTTTCCGTATATGTCGGATAGTATGGTAGCTAACTGCTTACTGTGTTCTAGCGCTTGACCATTAACCGTTGCTAATACTCCTGCGTAGGATAAAGATGCTCCGACTAACACTTGCGTTAATCCCTGGCTTATCTGCATGACAAATTGTACGTGCTGTATCTCTATTTTTGCTCGCTCTATTGCAAGTTCTGTTGACTGTGTCGCTATGTTGTTTGCTGCTGCTTGCTGTGAGTCCTGGAGGCTGGCTGACAGTATTGCACTCGGAAGGCTAAAGCCTCTCTTAGATATCCCTTGCAGTGCTGTACGCTCAGTTCTTATTCTCTCGCCTTCTACTCTTGCTCTTGCTCTATTGTACAGTGACGTTTCAAACTCGTCAGACAAAGCTTGTCCGCTTTGCATATCAGTAGAGACCTTTGCTTGAAGCTCAGCCAAGTTACTCTGGTAGTCAGGTGCGTACGTAGCCATCCAACTGCTAAGGTTGTCTTCGATGAACCCACGCATCTCTGGTAGCACGGTGTCGTAATCAGTCTGGTACGCGCTGTCCCATGCTGTAGGTGCGGCTATGTTTGGATCAACAAAATTGCTTGTAAATTCTGGTATGTTTAATTCTGGAGCGTCACCCACATCAACGTCAGACACTGCAGGTGCTTCAAACGTGTTTAATACAGGAGCTTCTAAGCCGGCAAACAGGCCGTCTGTATTTAGGACAGGCGCTGATTCGCCAAAGCCTCTCGTATCAAAGTCCGGTACCGACTGACCAAACAACCCGTCAATGTTTATACTTACAGGATTAGGGTATGAAGGGGGTTCAGGTAAATTTATGGCATTCAGGGTTGGCCTCGCTGAATTATCAAAGGGAAGCGTAAACCTATCCTCAAGAGTGGGTGCATTACCACCCTGGAAGTTTATTGCCGCGTCTTGCTGGAAGTTAAGGTTTCCTGATACAGCAGTCTGTATGGCACCCGCCGCTCCCTGTGCGCCATTCAGCGCTGCGTTCGCAATACTAGCGAAGTTAGAAGCAGCTGTACGGGAGTCCTTTATAATTGTATCTATATCTTGTGCCATTATACTTTCCTATTTAGTGTTTGTGCGTACGCTTCTAAGCTACCTAGCTTGAACTCGTTACCCTCAACGTTAACTACTTCAAAGCCCCAGAATCTACCTGAGTTACCTCGCCCTAGTTTAGTTCTTCTTCCAGCAAACCCAGACTGATGTTGTTCGCTTGGTACGTCATCGATGAAAGGAGTTATGAGTGTGTCATTGTCTGAGTCCATATACATATAAGGAACTCTTTTATGTAATGCTGTACCAAAGTCCATCATTGACGTCTTAATCTTAACGTCGATATTGACCCCATCATCGTCTACTCCCTCTAGTAAATACAATCCTGTTGACTTAACGCCATAGTATTTATTAAATATCCTTAGTATTGAGTCGAACTCGTAAGGCGTGTAAATTGTTGTTTCATTCGACGTCACGTTAACAGAGTACGCAACGACGTTATTAACTACTAGAGTATTACTAGCAATTATCTGTGTGCTAAAGCCACCTGGTCTTGCAATTCCGTACACGCTAGTTACACTAGGCATCGCAATATTTGCTTGAGCAAGATAAGGAGTACTCACAATCGAAGTTAGTGATGTACTGAATCCTTCTAGCGTAGCCCGTCCAACAAGCCCGTTAATGCCCTTAGCGGTGATTGTGCTACTAAATGACCCTATGGTACAGCTTGCGCCTGTATAAGCCACTACGGTCTTCCCAAGCCTCATATGGACGTCTGCAGAAGCTATCGAACCAGTAGGACTTGTTGATGTCATTGATGATGTGAATGATCCTAGATTAACCACCCCGTAAACAGGATTGTTAACAGTGGACTCTATAGACGTCGTCATTGATCCAACTGCTGCGACAGATCCACCATATAGTGTTACTTCTGTATCAAAGCCGCTTAGGCTAGCAGTATTAAAGTTAGCCTTACCTATACTATAGATGAATGTGTTAAAGCCTGTTATTGCAACATCAGCCTGGCCAGGAACAGTATTGTCTGGTGAGGTAGCAAACGTCAGTGATCCCACTGTTTCTTCAATAAAATCAAGGTAGTAGGAAACTCTAACGTCAAACCCGAAGTCCCCGTAAGTACCGTTACTAGCTGTATTAATGTCTGCTGATGATCCAGTGGATCCACTATAGCTGGATATACCTACTATCTTCCCATCAATAACCCTTGCGCTTCCAGAGTCTCCAGGCGTAGCTATACCTTCATTATCAATCCCTAATCCAGGTATACCAAGAACGACATCAAAGGCATCGTTAGCTGCTAGTCCATTGTCGTAATCATACGCCAGCATTGAATCGACTGGGACATTAAATGTACCAGGAAGTCTTGCATTAATAGCAACTTCATTGTCGTCGTAAGTGTTTGCGTACGCATCCCATCCTGCAGTTGATACTGACCCAGTTACTGGATGTACGCGAGGACTATAAGATAAAGCGTCCCAATCCCTATCTATAGAGTCGAGTGACTGACTTGGTTCAATACCTCTTGCCCAGGGGATATACTCCTCTAGCTCTATGATCGCAATGTCATTACCGTTTCTGAAGTCTCCGTCCCAATCAGGGTGGAATGTTATCCCTGTTATTGCAGGCGGTGTAAATCCGTTTTCTATCGCATCAAAAAAGACCAGGCTGTAATTAGCCGTTAAGTGCTGAGAACCATCTAGTACGTGAGCGGCTGTTAGTATATGCCTACCAGTATGTAGTAATGTTCCGGAACCTTGTGCTAGAGTCGTATATATTGTCACCTCTGGCCTAGCTTGCGGAGTCGTATAGTTCGTTGCAAATCCTGTCATTTCTGACATAGACCCGATGCCTTGCGCTAGATCTCTATCAGAGGAAAGCCCGGTGATAGCCTGCATGCTTGCCGTGGTATCTAAGTTATTTCCACCGGTCAATCCTGTAGCCTGAGACAGAGCGGGGTGCATTAAGGCATTCCCAATACCCACACCAACATTAATCAGTCCAGCAGCAGCTGAGCTAGTAGCCGGTAGCATTGCTCCTGTACCAGCTCCATATGGCACATCACTAGATATACCAGTTAAAGGAAGTGTATGAGAGTTATTCTGACCTTCAAGCTCTCTCCCAGTAGCTGACGCAGAAGCCTCACCACTAAGTGTTTCGGTTGCATAGATAGATGTTCTGATCAGATCCATGTCTGACAACCCATAAAATGTGCCCCAACCTAGAGCTCCATTTCCTGTTTGAATGACTTTATGTTCTAATTCAGATGATCCTGCTAGTACTTGCGGAGATGGAGCGATCACGGAAAGTGATTCTAGATCTATTAGTTCACCATCCAATATAGTGTCACCGCCATAATACAATGACGCATCCAGTATCAGGTCTGCAGTAGACACTTGAAGTGACGAATGAATCAGAGCGTCATCTACGTAGTACTTTACCAGGCCTCCGATACGAGAAATCTTAAATACCTGCTCTTCAGTAAACGGTTGAGCTGCAGTGGAGTACCCTCCATTTTCCATTACCCGGTATTCACCACGATTCGCATATATAGCGAAATTGATATCAGTGTAAGTGACTGACTCAGCTCCTAATGATTCGTTTAGACCGGCAACAGACTGTACGTTATCGCCCTTTATTCTAAAGGATACTTCACCATCATCAGAAAATACTGGTGAAGATGTGCCGCCTGAATCCCAACTTGCTGTAGGAGCATCTACCAATACAGGTGGTGGTGTATATGTTATTGTAGTTGTTTTAGCGGGTGTAGTGACGGTGTCTATCCATGACTCAGGAACAGTCATTGGAAAAGTAGCTCCGGGCTCAGTATTAGTGCTATCTAGGAATTTTGCAGTACCTCTTGCGAATACTGTATAAGTTCCAGGTTCTACACCTTCCCACACATCTTCAAGTATGCTCTTTGGTTGAGTAAGGTCTAGGTAGGTGTTAGTATAAGAACTACCAGAGGCGCCAGACTTAGGTGCTATAGATAAGTAACTATAAACAGCAGGCTCTCTACTGGATTTTAGGGAAAGTTTAACTGACCCTGGAGTTGACGTTGTTACTGTAACAGGGGATGAGGGTACAAGAATTTGTTGAATTGTTTTTGATATTGAATTAGCCATTTACTATACCCATGAATTGTATGTTGAAATCAGTGTTTCGCTGTAGCCAATGCTATTGCCATCAGAGATGAACTTATCTAATACGTTAGCGTGATATCCTCCAAACATTGACGTTTCGCTACTATTAAAATCTATATCGTGAGACAGGCCTGTAAAAGTTGTACGTACATATGTTGCGGCTTCGTCCCCTTTCGGTGAAACAGCCAGTCCCTCAGCTCTACGTACAAGCTCATAGGACGTCATTATTCTGTATTGTTCTGGAACATTCTTACTAGGCGTCTGCATTCCCTCGAATGGCACTATAGTACCAGAGCTAAGAGCGCCATTCATCACGGCCTTTCCATTTACTACGCACGTTATATTAGTATTGAATGTAGGTGTGTGTGTGCTAACTATTTCAGTAGGACTAGAGATGTATCCATCTGTAGAAATACAGTAAGATCTATATCGCAAATCCATTCCTATTAGCGATCCCCTATACGATACATCAGTTGGATCAACTCTACCCAGAGGTAAGTCTGTTCCTCGATCGTTATAAGCAAAAGGTATTATGTCTGCTAATTTCTTGGATGTGAACCCACGAGAAATGACCATTGTGGTGTCCACAGCGTCCATCCAGAACATACTACCAAGGTCAGTCCTTGTCCCTACATAGGGCGCCACATCACCGATGAGACCAACTGGCACGTCTTCCCATGCATCCTTGTAGTACCAATAGAAATAGCCATTTAGCGTTACCCCGTCCTTAACAAAGCTATAGTCCCCTTCCTGGAATCTGTAAGCTTCGAATGTGTCTCGATAGTCAGGTGGGTTTTTCTCAGTTCCTATATATCCAGGAAAGAGTGTATACGACCCTCTGTTATAACTTTTAAACTCACACGTAATTAACTCGTCAGCATCCTCTGTACGGTCATAGTCTGCAGCGTAAGTACTTATATTTATAGGCTCAGATGTATATTCAGGAGTGATAATCTGTTCCGTGCCATTATGAATGAACTCTTCAGTCCAGGTAATTCTTATTAGGTTAGCTGTTCTTTCTACTTGACTGTCATATATGCCGTAGTCTATACCTACGCACTCAGTACCTGCCTTATTGAAAACCCAGTAACACTCAGTTCCTGCACCAAGTACAGTTGGAAAAAATGAGTGGTCATTATTAGTTCCACTCCAGTAGTGTAAGCCACCATCTAAACTAACCCCAACCTTTACTCCAAAAACTATCGCTGCGGCTGTTACTAGCTGATCGCCTTCCCATAGTAGCTGTCTGTCAATAACTAGTCGAGGATACCTCTCTGTGACCTTATCTGACATATTAGAAGTGCTTAACCCTACGCCAGATCCGTATCTCTGTCCATTACAACCTGTCATTACACGACCTTCCTCACCCATCCACATATTGATATGATTGCCTTGTACTGGCGTAGACGGGATTAAACCATCTTGATAAGGGGATCCTAATATACTCTCTCCTACACCGTCCTTTTGTTTGGCGTCTTTAGTATCTAAGAAGTAAGCAACCTCTATATCGTTTCCAAAAAAAGGGTAAAGGTGTATAGAGAATTCGTACCCAATTTCACCTGCAATTATATGCACATGGTTGGGCGCAGTACGTATCATGACAGTTACGCCAGGAGCAGGAACGACTGTTTTCATAACCTGCCCATGCTTAGCCATAACTGCTTGCTGTCCAATAGCAAAAGGCCACCACTGTAGCGCTTGGCTAAGGCTGCCTTCGTACGTAAATGACGACATTTATATTATAAGGTTGGTAAACTTAAAGAGAAGAAGTCAATATTCTGAGTTGAGTTTACTGTCAGTACTGTGCTTGTTAGGTTTAATTCCTTTCCTGAAGTACCTACGTCGCCCTGCACTCTGACCTGTGTAGTGCTTAATAACTGATCGTCAGCTGCAAGCTCTAGTCTATAGAAAGACGCAGTACCTGATAAGGCATTAGTACCCGCCCATACTTCAGCGGTCGTCTTAGTCACTGTGCCATCGACAGCGGCTCCTTCAAACGTTAGCGTAGTAACTCCGTCATTATCTTTAAATATTGTACATAACAATGCTGCTGCAGTACAGTCAGCATCAGCTGTTGCTGGAACAGTGCCAGAGTATATCTTCATCACGCAGGTATCCATACTGCCTTTAAATGGCGCGGTCACTAGCATGCTATTTCTTAATCCTGTGCTTAATTTTAAAGCCATTATCTTATTCCTATTTTATTTAATAAATGTCTAACTGCTTAATACGAGCTTCTTAAAACGTAAGAAGTATTCAGTCCGCAACTAATTTGTGCAACGTTGTCAATTACATTTAAGAATGTATCGGTTGTTGTAACAAACGATATCGATTCCGGAAGCGCACCCAGTCCTAGTTGTCCGTGGAAATTTGAACCAGCAGCGTATAGCTGTCCATTTTTAACCATCATCGTATGCTGATCCCCGCAGGCAACCTGGGTTACTCCAGTGTGACCAGTGTTAGTAAAGCTTGGCGCACCGAATCTGTTAACCTTATCACCCATTCCTAGTTGTCCGCTTGTATTCGTTCCCCACGCGTATAGCGTTCCATTAGATATTGCCATGCCGAAGTCATCTGAGCTATCGACAGCAGTAACATTTGTCAACCCTGTAAAGGTGAAACCTGGGGTTTGATTGTTGCCATCGTTGTGCCAAGAAAACCCATCAGCATATAAGTCACCATTTAGCATGATCGCGAATGACACTCCTCCTATACTCTGCACAGACTTAACACCTACCATGCCCGGTACCGGCTGGAATGTAGGATGCGGAAGAAAATCTCCAAATCCAAACTCTGAGCTAGTATTAGACGAGCTAGTCGCAAATAACGAACCATTAAGAATATAGAAAACCCCAGCACTCGCACAGTGTACACTATCTGCAACAAGTCCCATTGGAACAAAAGAATCACCGCCGCCTACACCACCTAACTGATTAGTAGCTCCTGCACCCCACATTAAGCCCGTGCTATCCAGAGCCACTGACTGACTCGACGCACTACCCGATACGGACACCATGTTTGCTGTTATTGATGGTTCAAAAGCGTCTTGATGAACACCTATACCGCCACCGATACCCAGCTTTCCGCTATGGTCTCTACCAGTTCCCCATATGACTCCGTTACTTATCAGGAACGCACTGTTACCCGCTCCATCAATTATAGTAAGATCACTCTCTAGTGGAAAGCCCGGTACAGGCGAGAATGGTTCAAACCCAGTCAGAACATCAAAATAATGTCTGGGCGCTGCACTTCCGTCTCCTATCTGACCATACAGTCCCTGACCCGTAACCCATAAAGAGTTAGGGGATAAAGGGATTTCTCCTTGGTTGCTGTTGGCGTTCCGTAAATTTATCCAGAAGGGATCAACCATTAGCTCTGCACCACTGTGACATTACCAGTATCAAAGACAAGAGTCTTGCCTACCTGCCTTAAGATAGAAGCTGATAAAGGTGCCCAGTAAATAACGTTCCCAGCGACTAATGCGTCATAGATAGCAAAGTGCGTTACATTGTAGTCTGCAGCGTTAGTTCCATGCACTACTGCAGGGAATGTTTGAGTGTTACTGCTCTCACTTGATGATTGTAAGTTCCCAGCAACAGCAGCGCCGAATGAAATGGGTTGTCTAGCGTATGCTGTGTCGTCAGCCACGGCATCTACTTCACCAGCTGCAGGACTTCCGTCTAAGAACCCTGCTACAAGAAGACCTAGATGCAATGTAGCATTAGGCGACGTGTAAGCTGTAGCGGTCAAAATATGATCCAGTACTGCCGTTTCTGAAAAATTGGACATTGCCATGATAAGCCCCTTATGAAAGTACGATGTTGAAGATATCGACTGTTCCTGGAGCACCAACAACGATGTTAATGTTGCTAAGGATCATGTCACCTGAAGTTGTACCTACGTTACCGTCAATACGCTTCTCTGTTGTGGATTGTGCGTTAGTATCAGTTGAGGATACAAGTCTAAAACATCCTGCCGTACCAGCTGCAATACCAGTGTACTGCCAGTTGACACCTGCAGGGATAGACATACTAGTACCAGATGGCGTATCAAACGTCAAGCCTGTACCGTTAGCGTCAATTGATACTACTGCTAATAGAGTCCCTGTCATAGGTTGATCAGACGACGCAGGTTGTGCGCCAGTATAGATATTGACAAAAGAGAGAGTCATATCCGCTTTAATCTTCTCCTGCAAACTATTTAGTTGGCCTGTTGAGTATTTTACTGTCATTTTTATTTCCTAAATTAAGTTAAAGTTTGTTGTCTGCCACTCCATTACCGTCCGTTATCGTAACGACTCGTGTATATCCTTCGTCCTCCATCACTTCCGTGTAACATAGATCGCCAGGAGCTAAGCTCAACTTATCCTCCGTTAAATTCTCAAACGGGAATAGCCGGCAAAGACCCTGGTTGGTATGTATATAAGACACTCCATTGTCCGCTTCTGCAAGTGCCTTACCTGCAGGCACTCCATATTCTGCTATACGCGCAAGTGCGCCCTCTGTTGTGTATACGTAGATCTCATCATCAGTCGCAATAACTAACCCAGACTGCGTTCCGTGAAGAAGATTAACTTTGCCGGGGACAATTAAGTGATCAGTACGTAAACTGAACAAGTTCCACCAGAAAGGTTGTGAAAAGAACACAGCAGTTTGATTACCATCTGGAACTGCCGTATATACACTGCTTTCAAAGAACGCAAGTTGTTTGCTGTCCGCTGGAGCAGGGTATGAATTTAATTGATTGTCATCTATAGGTGATGATAGTAACGAAGTATCTGTCACTGTTACGCCACCAGACGTATGTTCGCCTTGAAAATACAGAACTGTTCCGTTAGTGTCGGACACATACGCGCGTACGTTATAACCATTATACTCTGGTATGAAAGAAAAGCCAGCATTATCTTCAGTATCAAAGAATAAGATTTCACTTGCTCCGCCCTCTCTTCCTGTGCTATCAACGTAAGTAATTACTAACTGATACTGTCCAGCAGGGAGGTCGCCAGATCCGTGGGCTACAACGGGTGCTAGTGGATTTGGGATGCGCCATAGGCTAACATTATTGTTAATATCAATAAGATGTCCTGTTGACATTAGTATGAAATCAGCCGTTTCAAGCCAGTAAACGTATTCAGCACTCAGGCCTGTTTCCAGGATTACTACTGTAAAATCCTCATTAATGAGCTGTAGATTACCAGAGTCAATAACGAATGTTCGACGCTGATCATGAGTAGAGAAAGCCGCTGTTATATTGGAGGCAGACAAAGCCAGAGAATGTCCCTGGCGCTTAACTATACCGCCAGCATCATCGATGTTGACGTTTTCCGCTGTAACCAACGACCCTGGTGCTAACCTTCTGGATTGTTGCTTGTTACGAATGCCTGTGAATTTATCTATGTTAACCGTAGGATCATTAGCCATATCTTATCTCTCTGCTACTGTTATAAGTAGAGACCGGTCGTCTTTCTCTCCATTATGCTTAGTAACGCTATTAGTGATAGTGAACTCTGTTACGCCTGCAGGGATAGTCCCAAACATTGCTAATGTCTCACCTTCAGCAGTAAAAGACGTATTAGTAACCGGAACGCCTCCTGTTGCAGTCCATGCGCTATCAGTTAGCGTATCGCCTGGGAATAAGAATGCGTTGTATTCGATGGCTTTGAATTTTACAGTGCCGTCATCTATAGTACCTTTAGCTACTGTAGGCCACACAGGCTCATCTAAGCCACTAACGCCATTACTTGTAATTATGTACAGGTATCCATTAGGAACAGTCGGAGCTACCCAATTGAGCAGCTTATTGTAAACCACTCCTGGCTCCCATACTTGAGGCTTGTATTTAAATCCATAAAATAGTTCAGAATCAGGATCTTGAGGCGCACTGGCCTGTAGGATATCTTGTGAATTTGCTGGGTATGATCTCATAATTATTTCTCGTTATTTAGTTATTATACGTCAGCATATCTGACACCTATAGAAACTAGCTTATCGCTATGCTCTACATATATAAGGTCACCGGACTCTACCATAGTGTACGGTGAAGATCCTTCTATAGCTATCCAAGAGATCGAGTCCCTATCACTAGCTAAAAAGACACTGAAGAAATCACCCGCCTCGCTTTGCTCTATGACGTTAATCAAACCAGCATCAAAGCCAGTCCATATATCTGAGGCCTCTACTGCTTCTAGTGTTCCTACTTCAAAGCTAGAGGAATTAATGGCGCTATCTAGTGCGCTAGCTAGGTCGCTAGATGACACTGAAAATACACCGGAAGAGCTAACCGAATCTGTTGCTGTAGACCCTTCTACTATATCATTAAGACTGATGATACCGCTTATAATTGTGTCGCTTGCGTCTACTGCGTTTGCTATTGCACCTGTTATGCTAGTTAGCTGTGATGAAATGCTATCGGTAGCAGCAGCGCTTTGTTCTGCGACGAAAAAGTCTGCCGAAGTACCTTGGAAAACTAATGGAAAAGCAAATTCAGACGAACTAGCAGCCGTATCTACAGTACAACCATCGAAAATTAATGGAGAAGCAAATTCTAATACATCGACCAGGGCTATTACCGCAGGAGATTGTAAATCAGAAGAAGTAACAGCCGCAAGAACAGCAGCTTCAAAACCTAAATTGGTCGTCTCGGTTTCAGTGGCATTGCTAGCTTCCCCTAATGATCCGTTGAAGCTCCCTGTTGCTGATACAAGGTCGATAGCGGACAAGGACTCGATAAGAGCCTTGGTTATACGTACTCCAGCTGTAATCGCATCTAGTGCCGTTGTAGACTCTACTGCACTAGCTATCGCTGCTAGGCCGCCAATGATAACATCTGACGCTGATGTATTCTCTGATAAGGACGCAGGGGTGTCAGATCCCGCGCTATGAGCCTCTTGACTGGTTAGCCCCTCATCCACAATAGTACCAATGTTATTACCTAGTGCAATAATAGTATCAGTTGCGATACCTGCTTCAAGGACACTTGATACTGAAGCTGATTCGAATGTGACCTGAAATCTTCCAGCAACAGACATTCCTGACTGTAATATAAGACCAGCTCCACTAGCTGCAGGAGTAGTCCCCACTATAGCGTACGATTGATTCTGTACCCTAGTCAAGATGGCCTGACTTTTTAAGTAAGTTAATATGACGTCACTTGACGGATTACTTGGGTTATCCTTCATATCTAGAGTGATCACTACCTGCGATACCCCAGTGTCCAATGCGGACACAATGTACGTACCACTAAACCAGTATAACTTGAGTGCCCCTGACGCTGTTATATACGCTACAGCAACCGTAGCATCTGATGTAAACGCAATACTTATGTTGGTTACATCTTCTGTCTCCGTGTGAAGTACTGTTTCTGTGCCTGCATCCCACAGTCTAATCTCTTTTGAGATAGGCTCAAAGCCTACCCCCCAGAATTTATTAGTTAACCCAGCTGAATTATCATCAAGCGCTACAGCGCCAATGGTTGTTGCGCTCACTGCATACGGTATTATAGGTGGAGTTCCGTATGATTTGTAAACGCTAGCCGGCAGGTCTATCCATTCTGGTGTCATGACTGATCAATCGTCTCTAGTAAGACAAGATCCATACTATCGTCAGCGGTCTTGGTTATGAAATTTGGCCCCGGAAAGTTGATTAAATAGTAGGCATGTCCGGTGCTAAACGCGTTACCGCTCTGTGTTGACCCCGTTATCGCCTGTTTGATCACACCACCTGGTGCGTTACCTTGTTCTGGTAAAACCGTGTATACCTGAGATACTGTTGCTACATTGCCTACTACCACCTTGCTTAGGGTGCTAACAAAATTAGGAACGGCTGGCGGAAGTGATCCACCTGCTGCTGCAGATAGTACAAATGTTACAGGATCTACAGTATATACATTATCCTCACCAAAAAATGAAATTCTTGAGGTTGGGAATACTTCATTTAAGTACTGTGCTTGTAAACCACCAAGTCCGAAAGAGGATATCATAGGTGAAATTGTGTAAGCAACTGCACTACCACCCACAGTCACTGATCCTGATACAGGAGTCATTGAGTAAGCTTTTGATACTGTATAGGTTACGACTAACTGATCTTGTGCGGTCACAGTAAGAGTAGTTGGTACATCAAGTTCATCTACAAATAATGACCTGGTCTGTAATCCAGAAGTAGCAGCCGAAGATAAGCCCAGTTCAGTAAGATCACCTACGATAGTCCCCAAGGTAAAGGTGAATAGTTTTGATGAAGAGTCAGTAAATACAGAACCAGTCAACGTACCGGCCTCCTGAATCCACGATACAAAGGTTTGGACAGACCCTACGCGGTTCACTAGAGCTGTATCAGTTATCGTAGGTGGAGTAGTACCTATGCCTACTTGAAGGTTAGTGCCGGCTGCTAATAGCGCTGTATTAGTGAGGTACTGTGATAACACCACATTACTACTCTCTACGGTATTTATGACCTTGCCGTCGCGGAGCACTTCCGCTTTGAATTTTCCGCTAATTCCTACTTTTGGTGTTTTAAACATGATGTATCCTTATTAATTATGGGGTTGGGGTTATTATAACACTGTCAATACCTGTTACACTACCAGTTGCACCTGGTTCGCCAAATGAATCTCTAATTACTACAGTGGTCACTCCAGCACTGTCAATACCTGTTACGTTACCAGTTGTCGCTGGCTCGCTAAATAAATTCCTAACTATGACGGTAGTAACTACGGCACTATCAATCCCTGTTACGCTACCAGTTGTCACTGGATCAGGATGATTACCTGGATCATGTGGAGGTGTTATTATAACACTACCTACACCCGTTACACTACCAGTTATGGCTGGCTCGCTAAATGAGTCGTTAATTACTACAGTGGTCACTACGGCGCTATCAATACCTGTTACACTACCAGTAGGAGCAGGCTCGCTAAATGAGTCTCTAATTACTATGGTAGTCACTACAGCGCTATCAATACCTGTTACCCCGGCTGTCACAACTGGATCTGGATGATTACTTGAATCATGTGGTGGCGTTACAATAACGCTACTAATACCCGTTACACTACCATCTATAACTATCTCGCTAAATGAATCTCTAATTGCTACAGTAGTAACTGTTGCGCTACCTATCCCTGTGGCAGCAGAGTTCACCGCTGTGTCTGAAAAATATTGTGGATATAAAGTTGAAACTATTGTATATGATGGTGCGAATGAGATCTGAGCGTCTGCGTCGCCTTGACTTAGTGCTATTGTAACCTCTAGTGCATTAGCTTGTAAGTGAACGTCTGCAGTGTCTTGACTTAGTGCTACTGTAGCCTCTAGTGCATTAGCTTCTTGAGCCGCAGAAAATTCTTCGTCTATTCCAAATGTTCCCGCCGTAAGATCATCAAAGAGGCTGACTACGTAGTCTACCGTTGCGTTAATCGATAGATCTGACGCGTTAGCAGTATCCGCATAGCCAACCTCAAAATCTATGCCAGACGTGGTCGAGATGCCTACCCCGAAGGTAGACAGTCTGAGCCTGGTTTTCTGAGAGCCTGAGAGAGCCATGTTATATCATCCTTGCGTTGTGCGATGTCAATGGCGCGGTCGGTATTCCTGTTATGGTTGCTGTTGTAGTGCCGCCAGTATAGCTAGTGATATCTGTTACGACACCCTTCAAGGTTCCATCTGTAAACACTAGTAGTCGTCCAGTATATTGCTCGTCAACCGCTGAAGCCGCTGCCCCATCAACAAGGTTTAATACAGCTGTTGTTATGCCGCCCCCTGCTGTCGTGAATGTCACAGGAGTTCCAGTTGCTGAGTTATCGACCATATAGGTTAGTTCAGCAGCTGTCGGTATACGAGTCTGTACGTCAATCACCTTAGTCTGTACATCGTCAAGTGAATCCTTCGCGTCGGACTGCAGCAGCATTATATTACCACCTGCATCAGTATATCTAAATTCACCCTGTACATGGATATGTCCTCCACTACAATTAGTCGTTATTATTTGGCCAGCACCAGCAATATGAACATTATCACCGGTAGACATGTTAGCGAAAGTTATTTTCCCGTCCCACTGATGAATATACAAAGTGACATTACCCACGACAGCGAAGTCAAGAGTCATACCAGAATCACTATCAGCGTAACATCCGTGTAAATGGAATGCTCCAGGCTCTCCAAGAGTTACAACTCCCTTCATAGCGCTTTGGTGGATGTATCCACCTGCAGGGATAGTAACGTCCATGAATATGCCGTGATCAATCATCCATACAGCAGTTGCAGTAGCAGTGCCAGAGATTGCATGTGCGTGTGAAACGTGACAATTAGATATATCCTGCCCAGCTAAGGCAAGTTGATACCCTTCTCCATCAAAAACCTTACCAGCAACTCCAGCTGTTAACGTTATGACGCTACCAGGAGTGACAGTAAAGTGCTTTAACCCGCCATTTGTACTTAGAGTAAGTGCGTCAGCAAGTGTGTTAACAGGGTTATCAGCAACACCATTAACGTATATCTCTGTACCGGCAACGCCATCATTCGTATCAATCCAGATAGCACCGTTTGAATACCCTACTGTCCTACTAACCACAGTGTATTCGCAATAAATTCTGTCTGTTGCAAAATCTGTTCCATTAGTTGATTGAAACCTAAATCGAACTTTACCAAGATCAGCCCCTGTTCCCGTCATCGACAAGACTGGAGTAAACGTTTCTGTCATTATCCCAGTACCATTCTTTCCTTCTATCTCTCCAAGCTGCACCCATGAGGCAGCGATCCAATCCCATGAGAATACCCCATAGTCATCGTCTTTCTTTCTAGCGTACCCTTCCCAGTATAGATCCGTTGCGACCTCATCACCTTGTAGTACAAATTCATAGTAGATATCAGTATTTCCAGCTAGATCTTCCACTGTATGGAATACACCATCAGCTGATGTAGTGGATGCGATTGATCCTGTTTCTGCGCCACCAACTGTCTTAGTAAACGACGCAGCGTTAATTGCGATACCAGCAGAGCCTACGGACAACATCCCTAACGTGTGCTGTGTGCCTGGTGCTTTAGCGTCAACATACCCCGTTCCGTCGAAGGTTGCCTCTAGGTTATCAGCAGCAAGTGTGTCACTGCTTATCTGTACGGCATCTGTCTGTAGGTAATCTGTTGTAGCTGGTGCGTATAATGAGTCGTACACGTTAGCGCTTACCACCATGAATTGGTGTTTAACTGGCAAGATAAGGCTATCATCGTTAATCAATATCGTAAACCTACCCTCAGTGTCTGTATCTATTGCAGATAAGTCCAGGGCATAGTATCCATCTGCTCCAGTAATTGCCGATAATGTTCCTGTTATTGGTGTTGTTGTAGTAGCTCCATGCTTAATAATTTCAGCCTCGTCTGCTCCTGCTATAGACAAAGTTGTCACAGGGGTAAAGGAGTCAGCCACTGAGATTGCACATCCTATAGTAACTTCTGTTATCGTGTCCGCTCTTAATATTTGCATTTTTTTGACCTTATGTATGGTATGTGTTTTTGAGTATAGGTATTATGCTATTCTTTAATGTTAGCGCTGTAATACCATAGCAACCAAAGTGCCGCGTAACCGGCTCCTATAAAGTATGCTGCGACAGAAGAAGCAATTGATGCTACTAATACTAGCCTGGTAATTGCCATATATACCTCCTGTGTAGGATTGACCGCTTGCTATCCCTGGCTGCGGTCTATCTACTTGAGCTACCTACCCTCTATAGGCTAGCTGTATAAGTAACGTTTAATGTATCACCAGCGGCAACAACCTTTGCTCCACCAGTAAAATCACCAGCTGAGTACAAGAATGCGCCTACTTCAGCTACATCGCCTTTAGTTGCGAATGTTGCTAGCATTACACCGTTAATAGTGACACTTGCGTTAATTGAAAATGTTACTGGAGCTGCCGTCGATATACTACCAGCTGTAGCCGCGCTAAACGCTACCACTTGTCTAGTTACTTCATCGTAGGTAGTCACTTCAGTTACTATAGGTACAGCGTATGTACTAGCTACAGTAGCAGCAGCACCGTTCTGTAGACCCATGTACCAAGCAGCAGTATAAGCAGGAGTTTCAAAGAATATATCCAAGAGCTTATTCTTGCCCTCAGTTGTTACTAGGTTCTCTATTCCCTCAGTCCATTTAACTTCGCCATCAGCACCAGTACATGTTATGCCGTAATGACCTTGTGCGTCACAGCTTTCGCTGATCCCATTTTTTTTGCCAACCGATAAGCCTAGACTTTCTTTGACCTTTAGTTTATCACCCATCATGATATTGACTCCAAGTTACTTTCTCTTACCCACTTTTCGCTCACAGTACCTTCAGACCCTGAGAAATCTACTCTCAGTCTCTTCTCGTCAGCGTCCTCGTCCCACTCTACCTTGGTTACTACGCCAACTAGATTAGGCATAATGATACGAACCTCATCACCTTTTTTCATTTTAATCACCTTATATATTAATAATAACCATCTGAATTGTTATAGGGCATCTGCCTAATATTGAATACTTCATCTTTAGCTGAGCTCCTGGTACCAAACTCTTGCTCAAATAATGCAAGACTGTCTGCTGCCTTCTGCTTATCTCCCATATCTTTCTCTGCGACACTATAAGCTCTGAAGAGCACGTAGTCTACTAACGAATAATGAAACCTTGATGGTATTTGTAAGGTGTCGTCCTCGTCAGTGATATCATCAGGTTCTTTGATAATAGTCATCATCAGCGTATCTGATACAATTGGAATTGGATATAGAGTGAACTTATCACTAGATAGATCTGTAATTACATCCGTAGGTGTTCCTGTATGGTTTTCCCATCCTGGCACATCTTCGTCCATATCCCTAGATCCAGTGAACACCAAAGGCAATTCATCTAGGAGAAGCCTGGCTCGTCTTATCTGTATTGTCTTACCAGGGTTGTTATACGTTGCACGTCCTGCTACAACATTTACCTTTGCTCTTGCGTCTGATAGTATTCTCGCACGTCTACATGCTTCATGCTGTGCCTCGTTTATCCATCTTATCAAGTCATCAGTAGGTTGTAGGTAAGGAGCTACCGCATCATCAAGTCTGACCCTGCATTCTGTAATAAGCTCATCAACTAACATTTATTTCACCGATTTATTTGGTTTGCGTCTTGCTGGTGTTTCATTAACAACAACATCCTTAGGCTTCTTCACCACTTTTGGGGCTTCTTTCTTCGGAGCATTAAGCTCTTCGCCTTGCAGATTAAACAACACACCATCTTGCTCAAAGGCTGTTTCGGACTGTCCGTACACTTCCCCGAATGGTTTGTTTTTATCTAACATTATGCGAACCCCTCGTCAGATCCTGTATCCCCTAGCTTACCTTCAGCATGGAACCCTTTATCCAAATCTGATTTGCTAGCTTTCCCTAGAGAGCCATTCATATTACCAGACTTAGAGTTACCGTGGTCAGTTATTGGGCGATCATCACCCTGTAGCTCACCAGTAGGTACATATCTTGCTTCAGTACTCATCGTTCATCTCCTGTTGCTCGACCTACGAAACCTGTGTTCTCGTAGTCAATTTCATTTTTCTCAGCCTTATACCATGTGTCAAGCTCTGATTCTTTAGCAACACTCTCATTTGAGTGTCCTCTCTCGACATCTGGTAAGGTCGTACCGTACGCGTTATCTAAATGATATTTCGCCATTTTCTACTCCTTAAGTAAAAGAAGAGGGCTGTTACGCCCTCTAATTGTTAGGGGTTAGATCAAGATAAGCTATCCCATTTTACGATACGTGCTTGAGCAGCATCAGCGTGTACTAATCCAAATCCACCTAAGTAGTACCATGCGATACCTTTAGAGCGACCGTAATCAGTAGGTATTTTACCACGAACTTCTTCAGGACATGCTATTGCTTCAGCAACAGTATCTTCACCAAAGAAGTATGCCTGGTTAGATAAACCACCAGTCCATGCCTCTTTCGCAATGTTTGTTTGCTCGATAAAACGCATACCTTCATAACGTCCGATCTCGCCATTCATGATCTTCTGAAAACCAGGATCAGTGTACTGATGAATAGTTTCTAGATCGTTCTTGAAGCTTCTGAATGTTGAAGGGTGAGCGATACAGTAGTAATCATCATTAGCATATGTAGGGATGTTACGTTCCTTCATAATGTCACTAATTGCTTTTACATGGTCTTTACCCATTGCAATAGAGTTAATAATAGTAGATTGACCCGCAGTCTCAAGTGTTACTGAGTCTGGAGAGTTTCCAAGTGTTGGAGTTACTGTTAAAGGAGTTGCATCAAATTGAGCGTGTGCTGCAATATCGAATAACTTCTTTGCATCGTTCTTTAATACTTTGTTAATTACTTCTCTAACTGAATGCTCAGACAAGTTGTCTAGCTTCTCACTAAAAGGAACACTGTTACCGTATTCAGTAATAGTTAAGCTTCCCTGTGTGATGTTAAAGTTAGTCTCAGGCATACTTACGTTCTCTGTTAACGCTGCACCCTGTGTATCAACATCAGAGTATACGTTCCAGTTAAATGTATCGCCTTTCTTTTTACCTTGTTGTGTCGCGTCTTTTACGTCGCAAAACTGTCTAAACTTTACCATAGGTTGCACTGCCTGGCGCAACTCTTTAGAAAGGTTTAAACTGTACATATATCCACCAAGTGAATTGGTTCCCCATACTTGACCAGCCATCTTATTTCTCCGCTAAGGTTTTTGCGCTATATTGCGCGAGTTTGCATCCGGATGTCACTGTCCGCGACTCGACCGCATGCTATTTATTATATCAGACACAGACTCAGTCTTACGTGGTGCTCGTTCCGCTCGTCCTGAAGCTCGTACAGGTTCTTTCTGTAACTGCCGCTTCAACTCCAGCTTATCTTCGCTCACGTCCTGCTTAGCCGTTAGTCCGTTCTTCCATTCACGTATTTGATCACCTGCCTTCTTAAATGCTTCACTGTACGTTCTTGAGTTAGGTATCTGCTCATTTAGTACGTTTGTCGCCATATTAAGTAGCGTGGGATCATTTACGATATCTTGATACTCATCAGCAAATTGAGTGTGCGCGAGGTCATACTCCATTTTTAAATGTACTTGCTGTGCTGCTTGTGACACTATGTCTTCAGTTTGGATGGCGGGAGCATCTGTTCCGCGTCCGCTTAGCAGAGATTGTAACTCTTTATTTGCTGCGATCACTTCACTATCAGAACCAACAGAGATATCATCATACAAATCTCTAATTTTTTCCGCTAGACTTGCTTCAGCGCCTTCATCAGGTAGCTGTTGCTCTTCTTGCTTGGGTTCTACTGGTGTAGCTTCCGCTGGTGGTGCTTTGAACATTTCTGCTCGTAGTCGGTCTATCTCAAGGCGTTCATCCGCAGCCTGTTTTAACTTCCTGTCACCCGACGCTTCTTTCTGGTAGCCCTTAACTAGCTTTGATAAGGGTAACGATATCTCCTCTCCATCGATCTTAACAATAACTTCCTGTTCTTTTTCTGGTTCAGGCTCAGTCTCCGATTCTGTAGGCTCTTCAGCCGCATCCTCTTTAACTTCTTCCTGTTCTATTTCCTCTACATCTTTAGAGGCTACTTCTCCGACCTCTTCCTTTAGTTCGTCTATACGACCATTGACAAGTGCTTCGATGGCATCCTGTCTATGATCTCTAGGTTGTTCGGTTTCTTCTACTGTTTCTACTGCTTCTTCTACAAGTTCTTCTGATACTTCGTCTGAAACGTCTGATACGATGGTTTCGTCAGTCATAATCTATTTCCTTTGTTGTTATCTAAAAATTGTGTTCGTCTCTTACTGTGTCCACTGCAAAGTTGCCGCTCTCTATGGCTGACTCAATCCACATCAGGAAAGAATTAGCACGGTAAACCTTGTTCTGGAGTGAAGTAATTAACTTAGTGTCAGTTGGATCAACGGTGCATAGCTCATTGCTAGCCTCGATAATCTCACTAACTGCGTTGTCATTCATGTACCGGCCTAAAGCTGATACCTTAAATAGCTCTGCTTCCACGCCTAATTGCGCTTCTGCTAATAAGTCTGTCATTTATTGTCCTCTTTCTTATTCTTTCCCCATATACGTTCCCAGGCGTCATTGTACTTCTCCTGGTCAGTAGGTCGTTGTGTACTTCCCTTGCCTCCATCAGACATTAAATGTCATCCTCTACGGCCATCATACCTTCCTGTAAGCCACGATCTGGATTAAGTGGGGTGATAGGGTTGTTATTTAGTTCTTGAGGCTCATACGCCGCTGTGGCTGATAATGGAGCATTCGCTATTGGAGCCCCATTATGATCTTCATAATTAGAACTTGACAATAGGTCGTCAGCAATCGGTACAATTTGAGGTTGCATTGCTATCTTCTCTGCACTACTCATTGCACTGAATGTTGCTTCAACGCTCTTATTAACTGTTTCCGCTTTACGGTACTCTGTGTCCGCATCTAGTTTACGTATCTTAGCCGCTTGCTCTTCAGGATCTCTCTTCTGTTGTAGTTCCTGCTGTAGCTGCTGAACCATCTGCTCTAGTTCTGCGACCTTAGGATCAACACCTTCTTCTTCTTGCTTAAAGAAGCGCTGTCCGTCCTTATATCCTAGCTTACCGAAGACTTCCGCTATAACTTCCTCAGTATCAATACTTTGTATAAACTCTTCACCAAGTACGCCTGCTAATGAGTTCAGTCCATAGAAGAAACGTTCAACCTGTGTTTGAGGGTTACTCGCTCCTGTACCAACGTTAACTGTTACGATCATGTCGCCAGTTAGCATATCGTCAGTCACTTCATTCAGCTTGTTCTCTATAAATGTCTCTGACTGCTTACCTGCTACGTTAAGTATGGTAGTGTCTGTTTCGTATTTAAGCTCCAGGTTAACTAGCTGCTTTAGCACTGGCTCTACCCATGTCTCTACGAATGTTCTTAATTGGTACTCACCAAGCTGGTTTGCTTGCTGACTCATAAGGTTCATTCCACCCACTGTCTCGTTCAAGCTTCTGTTGGCCTGGACACTAGATCCAGAGAATGTTCCTGCTAGATCATCAAAATCAAGGTTTAATCTGTCTTGCTCGCTAAAGGAAGAACTAGTAACATCTGGAGTGTTCTGTACATGCACGTCAGTCTGAGGATCATTCATTAGTGTAACTGACCCGGACACATTGCGTGTAAGTGATCTAAGATCTACCATTGCGCCACGTTTAGCAAAGTACCGCTTATTCAGTACTAGCTTGACGTTGTCCATTCGTTGGTTTGTAACGTCATTGATTTCCGCCTGTACGTCACGCGTCAGGTCACAGACACTAGAAGGCATTGATCTATTGGACTCTAATATACATGAACCTATCACATATGGTCTCTCGCCTGTATGGTATACTTCTTCTAGCTT